ACCTAGAACCTAGAACCTAGTACTGAGTACGGAGTACATGATGAGCAATCACCAGATGTACGACTTTCCCGACACGCCTGCAGGCGCGAGCGCGTCGCGCGGCATCGTGCTCGAGACGGTGATCGAGGGCCTGCAGCGCGTGCTGCGGGGCGAGCACAGCCACGACGAGCAGGAGCGCATCATCAAGAATGCAGCCATGCTGCTGAAGGAAATGGTGGAATGGGCCTGACCCTGCATGAGACCCTGGCGGTCGAGGTACTCGAGGCCCGCAGCGGCGACAGCACCTGGGCCACCGCGGCGTGGTTGAACGGGCCGCCGGCGTGGGCGATGGACCTGTCCACCATCGGCGCGCTGGCGCGCCTGCCTGAGCCGCACGGGCAGCGGAGGATGGACACCCTCCGGCGCCGGGCTCAACAGCTGCTCGAGCAGCAGGGCGATCGCGGCTGGTCGGAGCTGATGGAGGTGCTGAGCGACCCGCACCACTACCCGAGCGGTAGCTACTGGCTGCGGAAGCAGCGGGGCACGTGGCCCAAGCGCCTGCTCAGATGGCCCGAGGAGCGCATACGCGCCATGGCGTTCGCGCTGCGCCTGCGTCAGGTGAGGAGCATCTCCGACGCTGTGGCGCGGTTCGAGTACATCGAGTCACGCGAGGAGCTGACGCTCGCGCGCTGGCTGACTGGGCGCACCTGGGCCAAGGGGTCAAGCGTGGTCGAGGTGATGAAGGACGCCGGGCTGTCCATGGAGCACACACTGTGGAACACCACTGACTTGTGGCACACCCTGGTGAAGGACAAGAAGGCCTGGCTCACACAGGACGACATCGCCAAGATCGACTGCGACTGCGCGCGTGACCCATGGGCGTGGCCCGCAACGCTGGAGCGCAAGCGCTGTCGAAGAACCTAGCACTCAGCACCAAGTACGAGGTACACAGATGAGCGAGGACTCACACCCCCTCCACATGCGGCAGTGGCCCGAGCAGACCATCCGCGCGATGACGCTGATCATGCAGCTGCAGGGGCCCCAGACCTCATGTCTCATGCGCCTCGACGTCAAGCCGTGGGAGATGGGTCACTTCCGGCATCGCTACACCAACGGCGTCGAGACGCCGGACCTGATCAACCTGCGTGCGCTCACCCGGCTGGGCGCCGTGAAGAACGAGGCAGACCTGCTGGCATGGAGTCTAAAAAACGATGGGGTCGATGGGGACCCTACATGAGCCCACGCATCGCGGCGGACGACAACATGGCGAAGACCTTCATCGCCACGTTCCGCCTCGATGGCCCATACCGTGACATCGTCCATCCGGACCCTCGCCAGATCAAGATCGGCGAGATCATCCTGCGCATGGACGAGATCGACCTGTACAACATCAAGCCGCTCCGGCGCGAGCTGTTCTACCCCATGTCCATGGAGCGGATCGACGAGCTGCACGCCCTCGTGATGCTCGGCGCGTTCTCCAACCTTGACAGGATGCTCCGATGGATCTCAGCCTCCGCCTCGAGAACCTCACAATCGCCGCCTACAACGGGCGCATCGCCCGAGCAGGCGACGCCTACCCCCTCTCCAAAGACCCCTGCTACCCCACCTACTGGCACTTCCTCGGTGCGCTGATCCGAGTGCCGGTGCAGCCAAGCAGCGAGGATGGCTTCGCCCAGATCAAAAACCTGGCGCGCAAGATCTGGGAGCGCTACGGCGACCGAGGATGGGCGGACCTCGTCGAGTACTCGCTGGCTGACAGCAAGAACGAGGCGTACTTCCCCATGCGCTCGTGGCTCCTGCACCAGCGCCAAAACTGGCCTGGCACCATCGTGCAGTGGTCTGAGCAGACCATCCGCGACGCCATCGCCATGCACCGGATGCTGGGCTTGCCTCACACCATCCACGACTGCCTCTACGCCGTCTGGCCGCTGCTGCGGAAGGACGAGAAAGAGGTGGCGGCCATGCTCGGCGGCAAGCCGGACGATTCTGTGTACTCGGTACTGAGTAACTGGGGTCAGTTCCCCTACACGTTGCCGCCCTCGACGGCGGGCAACCTGTGGGTGGAGTTCATGAAGGCGTACCGGCGCAAACGCCGGCCTCTCACCCACAACCCTGTGTTCTTGATTGGCAAGGACCCGTACATCGTCGCCATGCGGCTGGAGCAAGGGAGGTTCTGACATGACTGAGATGGATTTGCTGGCCGACCTGCTCTACTACCGCGTGAAGGACTACGAGGTCCAGAAGCGGCGGGACCCGGGGAACTTCGTCGTGCCGCACGGCCGCACGACCATGGAGTTCCTGGGTGCCATCGCCCGGGTGGCGCGGCGCAAGCAGACCATTCACGATGTCTACGGCCAGGCTGAGTTCATCCTGCGCTGCTACGGCGACCGCGGCTGGTCGCGGTTCCTTGTGGATCCTGAGTTCGGGGCGTTCTTCCAGACCCAGTTCTACTGGCCCTTCTACCTCGACCAGTGGCCTGAGCCGGACATCGCCGAGACCATCGCACTGGCCAAGCTCGAGGGCATGACGGCGGAGCCGCATGCTTACTTCCGCATGACCGACAAGGCGTTCAACGACGATGAGCGCCGGGTGCTGGGGTGGTTGGGTGCGAGCGAGAAATCGATGAAGCTCTACGCGCTGGCCGACTGGTGGAAAGGCAACAGGGTGCCGTTCAACCCCCAGGGCACGAGCCACTTCCTGTACGCATGGAACGTGCTCATGGGCTTCCCTGAGAAGACGGACCCAGACGTGTTCAGGACGATCCGTCACCTCGACATCGAGGGCCTGCAGGACTATCGCATGTCGCTCATCAATGGCAGCCGGAGGACTCTGGCTGGCAACTAGGAGAAATCCCAATGGCAGTGACACAAGAGATGCTCGAGAAGCTGCTGACCTGCGTGCGCGAGCCCGAACGAACGCTGGTGCGCAAGGAGTTCAAGAGCTATGCACATGGGTGGACGGGCATCATCCTGGCGTGGTCGATGTCCGACTACCCCATCGAGTATCAGCACTTCCGCAGGCTCTGCAGCTCGAACTTCTTCGAGCAGCGCCCGAGCGACGAGGACTTCTGCGAGATCCTCGCCCGCGCCATGGCGCTCGATGCCAACTTCACCTCCATCAGCAATCTGGCCAAATCCGGCGCCGGTCTCAATGACGACCGCGTCCGGTACACCCTCGGCCTGCTCAAATTGCAGGCATTTCTCACCCGCTCGCACCTGAAGCGCTTCATGGAGAAGGAGCATGAGCATCAACTTGCTGAGGCGCGCGCTCAGTTGAAGGACTAGTCCGGCAACCCTGTGCTACTATCCCGCTCCCAAGACTGACGAACATGCTCACTCGAAAACAGATGAATCTGCTCCTGCAGCAGGCCATCCACTCCCAGGCCTACCAATTCTGGATCCAGGCCAAGAAGGAAGGCGCCACGTGGCAGGACGCGCGAGTTGCCCGCCTCGTGGTGGCGTGCTTCAAGAAGCCGACCAACGTCTGGACGTCTGGCTTTCGAGACATCGTCGATCAGGTCTCCAAAGGGCCGACCCCCCGGGACACCCGGCTCATGCCCACGCTTGAGCTGCTCTGGGACTCCCTCGCGAGCGGCAAGGTGGCAGTCCATCGCTCGCGGCAGGCCGTGCGCATCATGATGGACCAGCCGCCGAGCCTGCATGACGACATGTGCAAGCTGGCAAAGCTGACAAACCTCAACATCGTTCAGGTGGCAGACAAATGCTCCGACTTCGCATTAACACAGCTCTCATCCGCCAGCTCCGACTTGAAACAGGTCTGTCGAGGGTCAAGGCGGTCGAGCAATCAGGTATCCGTTACGAGACCCTGAAGCAGCTCGAAGAGAAGCGCGACTACCAAGCTACACTCAACACCCTCACCCGCATCGCCCACTTCTACAAGGTCGAGCCGATCGACCTTCTGATCCAGCACGAGGACTGACATGCACATCTGGACCGTCGCTGCCTCTGACGGCACGCCCTTCGCCAAGAAGTACTGGCTCTCCCCGACGGGCAGCCTGAAGAACGAGCAGTACCCGCACGTGCTCCAGATGAGCAGCCAGAAGCACACCGTCAACACCTTGGCGGACCTGCACGGCCTGGTCACGTCCGTCGCCACCCAGGGCGCAGCCCTGGTCAAAGGTGAGCTGCTGCGCGATCTCGTGGACGAGAAGCGCGCCGGCGCAACCTCTCCTTCCACCCTCACGCAGTGGGTCTGTCTGGACTTCGACGGGTTCCTCGTTCAGGGCCAGACCCCCACCGTCGATCAGGCGCTGCAGCTGCTGGGCCTGGGCGATGTCTCCTACGTCCTCCAGTACAGCTCGAGCGCGAGCCTGCCGCAGTGCCCCGGCCTGCGCTGCCACGTGTTCATGCTGCTGGAGGGCGCCATCACCCCGTCGCAGCTGAAAGTCTGGCTCGAGCACTGCAACTACTCGGTGCCTGAGCTGGCCAACGACCTGGAGTTGGCTGGCAGTCGTGTGGCCCTGCGCTACCCGCTGGACATCACCACCTGCCAGAACGACAAGCTCCTCTACGTGGCGCCGCCGGTCCTGGCCTCCGGTCTGACTGACCCGTACCCGGGCACGGCCCGCGTGCAGCTGGTCACCCGCTCGCTGAACTGCATCCCGCTCTCCCGCGTGCTGGCTGACGCACAGCTGGTCATGGAGACCCGGCGCAAGACGATCGACGAGCTGCGCAAGAAGCTGGGCTTCGGCAAGGTGAAGGGGACCATCCAGTATCTGCCCTCCGGGGACGAGATGCTGACTGGCATCCCCGCGGGCACCATGACCATCACCGGGCTGAAGTCCGAGCGCGGCTTCACCTACATGAACCTGAACGGCGGCGACAGCTGGGGGTACTTCCACCCGGACGACGACTTCAAGTTCCTCTACAACTTCAAGGGTGAGCCGGTCTACTCCATCAAGGACGCGCTGCCCTCCTACTACGCCGAGAAGCAGGCGCAGCTGGAGCAGGCCTCGATCGAGATGGGCGAGCCCGTTCCCTTCGTGGTCGCTGATGGCGCCGGCAAGTATGTCTACGGCCGCTACCACCCGGACATCGGCGTGGTCGGCCAGTGGAACACCGCCACATCGCTCCGGATGGTTGAGGACTACTTCACCGCTCTGGAGGTGGATCCGCCCGAGGTCATCCGAACCTGCCGGCCGGTCTACGACCCGACCACCCACTCGGTCATCGACTACGAGGCTGAGACGCTGAACAAGTTCGTGCCCTCACCTTTCATGAAGATGACGGGCACGGAGACACGGACTCATCAGGAAGGAGCCCAGTACCTAGTACAGAGTACCTCGTTGCAGTGGATCGGCCGGCTGATCAAGCACGCCATGTCGGACGACCAGACCGCCATCGAGTACTTTCTGAACTGGGTGGCGCACATCTTCAAGAACCGGACCAAGGCGGGCACCGCCTGGATCTTGACGGGTGTGCAGGGGTCCGGGAAGACGGTGCTCTACGAGCAGGTGCTGAAGCCCCTGCTCGGTGAGCAGAACGCGCTGCTCCTGTCGCTCGAGACGTTGGCCGAGAAGTTCAACTCCTACCAGTCGGAGAGTCTGCTGGTGGTGGTGGACGAGGTGAACGTGCGCGAGCACAAGGGCAGGGACCAGCTGAACAACAAGCTGAAGATGCTCGTGACGGGCGACACCGCTCCCGTGCGCTCCATGCGCAAGGAGGCGGTGCAGTCCCGCAGCTGGAACAGCTTCATCCTCATCTCCAACTCGAAGTACCCGATCGATGTCGAGCAGGGTGACCGGCGCTACAACATCCCGGCCTACCAGGCGACCAAGCTGGATCCCAGCTGGGTCGACACGAAGGCGATCGCAGCGGAGCTGCAGGCCTTCGCCAACCTGCTCATCTCGATCAAGGTGGACGAGGATCGGGTCCGCTTCCCGATGGCGTCGGCGCAGAAGGCGAGCGCGCAGCAGGTCAGTTTGACCGACCGCGAGCGCGTGGCTGATGTGCTGAAGTCCGGGGACCTGATGCCGCTGGCCAAGCTCATGCCCAACGCCGATGAGTCGCTGGACATGTTCGACCTGCAGCGGCTGAAGCTGGCGGCGCACATCTTCAAGCGGGTCTGTCTCGACGAAATCTCGCCGGACAAGATCAGCACCAACGAGATCCGAGTGCTGTACGAGTACCTGCTCGGCAAGCAGATGGCCAGCGAATTCAAGCGCGTGGCCTGGCTCGACGAGATGGGCCTGGAGGTCAAGAACGTGCGCATTGGCGACAAGGTGGTGCGCGGCTTGACGATCCCTTCCAAAACCCTGACTCCTGAGCAGAAGGATGAGGTCAGGGATCTGATCAAGGACTTCCTGTGAAGCATCTTCTCATCTCCTGCGCAGCCGAGTTGATTCGGCTGCGAACCACTAATCATCAACTGTTGGAGGCGATCAGTGTCGCGCTTCAAGACCAGCACGTCGCGGTACCCGAAGTTCCAGTGGCGGACCAGCCCGCACACCGTGATGAAGTACATCAAGGCGTTGCGTTCCTCATCGATCCTCGATGAGCACGTGCTTGGCATCAACCCGGCTCTGCTGATCCACCGCGAGGTGTTCGCAGACGAGCTGGAGCGGCAGTATCGCCACAACACGAAAGGCAACGAGCTGACGGTGGCTGTCTACACCGACGGCGTTGACGCTCCGCAAGGAGCACCCCACCCCGGCGTCATCATTCGACGCCAAGTCCACGAGGAAATTTCCCATGAGTGATACTTCCACCGGCGCCTTCCTGAAACAGGAATTCGAGCGCAAGCCCATCGACGAGCTGCTGCAGCTGCTGTACCGCGCCAACGAAGTCAACAACGACGAGGTGTTCGACCTCGTGCAGGACATCCTGCTGGAGCGCGGCGGCAAGGCGGTGAAGGCCAAGGTCGCCGCGAAGTACCTGACCGACCTGGCGACCGAGATCGCTGGCTTCCCGGTCGAGGAGTGATCATGGCAGCCGCTTCAATTAACTTGCAGCGGCTGCTCCAGGAGGCCTTCGAGGCCTCCTCCATCGAGCAGTTGCTGCGCGACCTGGCCGTTGCCGAAGGCAACATCGACCCCACCGAGTTCGTCATCAATGAGCTGCTGCGACGCGGAAACCAGCTGCTGTACGAAGAGCAGCGCGGGAAGTTCTGGAACAAATCCCTCGACGACATCCGAGAGGCCCGAAATGCCGCTGTATCTTCGGCACAGTGGCGGGCACTGCAGCGTGTTCTCGAGGAACGAGAGCGGGGCGAGCTGGGTCAGGCTGATCGAGGACCTGGCACACGTCCTGCTGATGCTGGCCGCGGCCGGCCTGAGTGTCCTGTTCATGACGAGGATTGCTGAATGGCTATCGTGAAAGTGAAATCGGGGCTGGTCACGCTGCCCCAGCAGTCGTCGGCCGGTGCCGCCGGCTATGACATCTTCGCTTCGAGCGAATCGACCGTCCCGCCGCGCGGGTCCGCCGTCGTGAAGACGGGCCTGCATGTGCAGATCCCGCCGCACACGGTGCTGCTGGTCTACAGCCGCAGCGGCCATGGCTTCAACCATGGCGTGCGTCTGTCCAACTGCACCGGGGTGATCGACTCAGACTACCGCGGCGAGATCCTGGTGAAGCTGCAGAACGACTCGGACGAGGCGTTCCATGTCGGGGTCGGCGACAAGGTGGCTCAGGCCATCCTGATGCCGTTCTTCCGGATGGACTTCGAGACCGTGGACGAGCTAGATGAAACCGACCGGGGCACTGGCGGGTTCGGGAGCACTGGAAAATGAAAGCGACGGACTGGGTATGGGTAGCGATCGCTGTCGGCGTGATGCTGCTGGGGACGCAAGGGGCGTTCGCTCATGGCTGCGAAGGCGACTTCGCGTGCGCGCAGAACCCGCAGCATCAGTGGCAGCAAGAGCAACAGCAGCAGACGCAAGGACAGGCGGCTACGGGCGGGGCAGCCTCGGTGATGAACGCATCGCGCAGTTGGTCAGTGAGGCCTGTGCAGCCGGTCGTGCCGCCGGCGATCACGCCGAGCGCCACCGTGAGCCGCTATGCGGACACGGAGTGTCAGCCGAGGATGAAGATCGTTCGCCGGAGCGTGAATGGTCTGAATAACCGGCCGATGGGCGCTCAGGAGTTCGAGGCCGGCACGGACATGTATGTCGTCTCTGATGAGGAGATGCCGTACAAGCGCGTCGAGCTGGCTCCCGGCCTGGTCCGCTTCTTTGGCCACCGCATGACCGAGACCACGGCCGTGACCACAGTGTCCACTGGCTGGGGCTTCGGGATCGGCGGCAATGGCAGCAACGGAGCCGGCGGCAGCATCGGCGCCGGTGCCAGTGGTGGGCTGCAACGCCTGATCACCACGATCCGTCTGATGGACTGCGTCGCGTATGAGCTGGACACGCGCACGCCGCCCAAGCCGGAGGTGGTGGAGAAGGTCAAATGGCGCACCCGGACGGTCGAGAAGGTCGTCCCGGTGATCCCCTGCATGACGTGCATGGAGAAAAAATGAACTCGAGAGCAATCGACCAAATGGTCGCCGACCAGATGCGGGCGGCGAACCTGGCCTCGGCGGTGTACTGCACCTCCTCGCGCCGCAAGATTCACGAGGCTGCACAGGACAAGGTGATCGCAGATCTGCGGCGCCGCGTCGCAGCCCTCGAGGACCACATCAGCAAGCTGGGTGAGGTGCTGATCGACATCGACACGAACCTGGACGTGATCATCAATGGCAAATCGTAAGCTGCTGGACAAGCTGTACAAGTCCCTCGAAGAAGTTCCTGACGACGCTGATGTCACCGCGGTGGTCGGCCTGATCGCCTACAAGGGCAAGCAGGATGATCAGCTGCCGACGGTGCAGGCCTACGGCGGTCGCGCGCACGACATCGCGTGCGTCGTCGCTGACCTCATCGCCTCGCTGAGCGCCGAGCTGCCTGAGTTCAATCAGCAGCTGGCTCACTACCTCGAGCAGCACGCCGAGGCCGTTCAGGCCGAGTCCTCCAACTCTCACACGCTTCACTGATGAAACCACGCAAGTACGGGGTCTCTGACGCACTGCAGTGCCGCCCCACTCACTGGTGTGCAAGCTGGGTCGAAGCTCTATGCTTGCGTGTCTCTCTGAATCAAGCAGCATCCACGTTCCGGTACTTCATCGTCCCCGGACCGGACCTCAAATCACTCAATAGGAAGGCATGACCATGCGTCCCCAACAAGCCGCGAAAGCTCTGGAACTCCTCATCAACGCCAAACAACCCGTCATGTTGCACGGCAGCCCGGGTGTTGGCAAATCCCAGATCGTGAAGCAGGTGGCCAAGAAGCTGGGCCTGGAACTGATCGACCTGCGCCTCTCGCAGCTGGACAGCGCTGACCTGCGTGGCATCCCTCTGGTGACTGGCACGGCTGCCTCCAAATCCCGCAAGACGGACTGGGCCACGCCCAAGTTCCTGCCCACCGAAGGTAAGGGCATCCTGTTCCTCGACGAGATCAACTCCGCGGCACAGGCCACGCAGGCTGCCGCTTACCAGCTGGTGCTGGACCGCAAGCTGGGCGACTACGAGCTGCCGGAAGGCTGGGTGGTAGTCGCCGCCGGCAACCGGATGCAGGACCGCGCGATCGTGAACCAGATGTCGAGCGCGCTGAAGAACCGCTTCAGCCACATCGACTTCGAGGTCCACTTCGAGGACTGGATCGACTGGGCCTTCGGCGCCAACATCGACGACACGATCATCGCCTTCCTGCGCTTCCGCAAGAACTTTCTGAACGAGTCCGAGTCCCACTCGGGCTCCACGAAGGAAGAGAAGCAGCGCCTGCAGAATCTGAAGGACGCCAAGGCCTTCGCTACGCCGCGCAGCTGGGAATTCTTCGACCGCATCCTGAAGCAGGAGCCGGACGAAGAGCTGCTGCCGATGCTGGCCGCCGGCACGGTCGGGGACGCCGCCTCGGTCGAGTACATGGCCTTCAAGAACCTGTACCGTGACCTGCCCACGGCTGAGGAGATCTTCGAGAAGCCCGAAGAGACCCGTCTGCCGAAGCAGCCGAGCGCCAACTACGCGGTCACGACCATGCTGGCTCGTCACACGACGACGAAGAACTGGCAACAGGCCATGAAGTACATCGAGCGGCTGCCGGGTGAGTACCAGGTGCTGTTCGCCCGCGACATCGTCCGCAACCCGGCCAACAGCAATCTCTGCTTCCAGCCGGAGTTCATGACATGGGTGCGCGAAAGCAAGCTGATCTGACCCCCGAGCAGTACGCGGTAGCTGACTCGCTCTACGATCTCCAGATCGAGCACTGGCGAGACATCTCCCTGGAGGCACGCGAAGCAGCAGCGCGTGCCTGCTACCCCACCGCGATCGTCGAGCAGATCGAGCAGCTTCCTGCGGAGCTGCGCGAGAACATGACCGGGACCGTCATGGTTGGCGGCGAGGCACCGCGCTACCTGCGGATCCCCGGCTGGCCGGAGCTGTACGACCACCCTCGGCTCTCCATCTTTCAGACACCTGACGAGATCCACAAGGCCTTGGCTGTCTGCAACGACTACATCAAGGCCGGCAACCATTACCGCATTCACCGCGATCTGGAGCACGTATGGAAGATCTTAAGCAGTTCGGCTCGCAGGTCTCTGCGCGATCGCCTGGAGCAGAGGATTTCCTCCGACGATTCATCGCCCTCGTGGTAGAGCGGTGGCTCTGGGATCTGGACAACGTCACTCAGCTCTGCATCGCAACCCTCCCCCCGGAGAGGGGGCAGGCGTTGGCGAAATTTATCTGGCATGCCGCGGAGAAAGACATACGCTTCGCTTCCTGCCACCAGACAACATGCCTCGGCCCCCTCAATTTTTTCTGGGAGCTGCCCGCCTACGTGCCGCCGAACACTCTGCCCGCCACGGTTGACTACAACCGCCTGCCCAAGGATCTGCGCGTCCGGATCGAATCGGTGCTGCACCTCGTTTCGGATCTGCCAATCCCCATCGAGAGCCGGGAGATCTTCACCAGTGCCCGCTTCAACGGACCTTGGGACAAGGACCTGCCTCCCAGCTTCAGCCAATGGCGCGCCCGCCTCAGCTTCATCGGAGATCAGCTGTGACCCTGTACGAGTTCCTGCGCGAGCTGGAAGTTTCCCCCTGGTTTCAGGAACGTCTCCAGATCGGTCTACTGGCGGCCGTCCATGAGCTGGTGCCGGCCGGGGCCATTGAGGCCTGGCATAACCGCCCGGCGGGCGTCTCTGAGCATCGGCCCCGTCGCATCGAGCTGCGCTACGGCCAGTATCAGCTGTACACGAAGACCCCCGATCTGCCCATGCAGATGGTGCCGTCGGAGTTCAATGTCGACTTTCTGCCGATGCACAAGCTGAAGAGCGAGCAGGCACGCACCTTCGTTATGGACATGCGAGCCATGGCCCAGCTCAACGCCTGGCAGCAAGGGTCGCTGGTCGGCAATGCCTACTGCACTCACTTCGCCCCCGAATCAGTCGAAGCTCTGCTCAACGAGGATGCCTCCCATGACCCCATATTCACTCATTCGCAAGGCCTCGCAAAGCTCTGGCGTCTTGCCCCGGCCGTCTCAGAACCTAGTACGGAGTACGCAGGAGTCCCTTTTTAGGGAGATCAGATGGGCCTGCGCTGACACGCCGCTCGCGGCAGCGATCCTCGAGCGAAGCCATGCCGTGCCGGAGGAGTACTCCGACTGGCTGCCTGTCTGGTCGAAGATGACGGTCACGGTTGATGGAGCCATCTTCAAGTACGACCAGCCGGGCTGCAGCTTCTACAACGAGATCGGCGAAGAAGATCTGCTCGAGCTGGCTCAGGTGGTCGATGGCTGGAAGGTGTTCCAAGCCGCTGCCAAGATCCGTAAAGGGATCGTGTTCGTGAATCAGCAGAAGGACCACTTCACCTACGAGCACATCCTTGAGCACTGGGGGTGGATGGCCGAGAGCGACATCCCCTGCATCAAACGAATCCTCAACACGAACAGCAGGATTGAAGCATGAAACTCGAAATCATCAACGGCAAGATCCGCGTCACCCCCGCCTTCGTCATGCACCGCTCGGAGGAGCGCCTGTACGAGATCAAGAAGCTGCGCCACCGCGCTGTGCAGTCGCGACTGAAGGAGGCGATGCAGGAGGTCAACCTGATCGGCTGGCCCAAGTATCGGGACCAGGCCGCCGCGCTGAAGAAGGATCCGGAGTGTCTGTTCCTGGCCCAGATGGGCTCGCAGGCGTTCAATCGGCTGGCCGAGCTGCGGGCAGTGGCGCGCAAGCACTGGCCGAAGAATGACGCCTTCCTGCTTCTGTCCATCGAGGACTACAGCCTGCTGACGGGGCGCTCGCAGTATGGCTACTGAGAAACACGACGTCTGGATGGCGGCGCAGATCCGGGCGTGTGACCGTGTCATGTCGGCGCATCGGGGTAACCCGGAGAGCGAGGAGTACCGCTTTGCCCGGGACACCTACGACCTGCTGATCAGCGCGAGCACTCATCTCTGCGTGGCTACGCTGAACCGCATCTCTGACGGCACTCAGACTGAGCTGAAGGGGTGCGGCAAGTACGAGCCCCTGCTGGACAATTTACGCATGCTGAGACTGATGCAATGAAACTCGACGACGACCTCATCGACCACTTCCGCGAGCAGATCGTGATGTGGCACAACGAAGAACATCCGGACACGCAGATCCTGCGGGACAACCTGTTCGGGACCATGGAAGAGTACGTGCCGTGCGACTACTTCGGTCACATCCTGGCCCACCCCCGGGAGAAGGCGCCGGGACGGATCATGTTCCGCGGCAAGCGGCAGTCGTACCTGCGCCGCGCAGCGTTCCTCGCAGATGTGGTTGTCACGCTTCAGGCCAACGGGCGTCCGGACTTCAGCTGGATGACCCGCAGGCAGATCGTTTTCTACCACCTCCTGCGGAGACACTATGACCGAACCGGTTCTCTTATCTGAGCTGGACCGCCTCGACCGGTGGCTGACCACAGCCAAGCTGCCGGACGCGAAGCGCATGGCGCTGCAGGCAGCGGTGCGCAATCTGCGCAGGCACGGCCCTGCGCTGAAGGACAAGTTGACCTGGTACACCGAGTGGGAACCGGCCCACCGCGCATACATCAAGACGGATGCCGGCACCACGAGCCTGATGCTGCTGGCGCAAGCCACCATCCTCGAGTACAAGTCCTACTGGAGCAAATGATGCTGTTACTTCCGAATCAGCTCACCGTCATCCCTTGGCACTACTTCACGGTGCGTATCATTTCAAAATGGAATGAGATGTATCCGGATCTGCGGCTCGCACCGAACGTGCATGAGTACAAGGCGTCCGCCATGGAGTTTGTGGCGGTGGGCGTCAGCTACGATGAGTTCAACCGGATGGTGGTCTGGGGCCTGCGTGACGGCTGCGAGGCAGGCTTCGAGGAAGAGTGTCAGAAGAGGGCGAAGGAAGAGCAGTGGATCCAGGCCTCGCGGGCGATCACTGAAGAGGACTACCCTGTCTTTCAAGCAGCCAAGGACTTCCTGCAGTTCGCCCGCTATCAAGACGTGACCCGCTGGCTGCGCGACAGGCGGTCGCTCGAGCGCAGCAAGTCCGAGTCGGCAGCAGAGCTTCGCAAACTGCTGCCAGATCTCGAGTTCCGAGAATCCATCCTGAACATGCTCAAATGAATATCGAATCGATTTCAGAAGCCCGGGCGATCGCCCGAGAGTTCCACGCGATACGCAACATCGTCGAATGGAACGCGATGTTCCCCCACATGCAGGTCAAGGAGGTGAAGAAGCCTCGAGCTGGGGTGTCTCATTTCGAGCTGAAAGCTTATGCCCCCAAGAGCGTCGTTCCTTGGATCTATTTTGTCACGCCGCTCGAGGGCATGGTAATCGATAAGGCTCTGTTCGATGAAGCTAGCCAGAGCGCCCAATGGAAGCGAGTCTCGCTGCCACTCGGTCTCGAAGATGGCGAGGTAATCGACGGGCTACGGGATCTGTCAATCTGCTGTCGAACTTCGGATCTGGAAAGATGGTTTACCAAACCCCTTGCTCTGAAGAAGAGCAAGTCACCCTACGCGGCAAAATTGCGGGACTTGTTGCCGCGCGTCAGACATATGGCGAGCTGCCTCTCCCTTCTGCGCTGAACGGCATCGCTTATCAGCTCCTCGAGCAGGCTTTGGCCGCCGAGTGGGATCTGTCCGGACGGCTGCCACTGAAGTTCGGCTCCGCCATTTCCCACCCACTCCGGGTGTGCATCGCGCTTCCAGGCCGTGAGGAGCCGGTGGAGATGACCATGTACCTGGATGAGCCGGCGTATGGGAACATGCTGTTCACCTCCACGCGGGTCGTCGAAGCCTGGCGCTTCTACCGGAAGGCTCGCGGGCTCTGCACCTTCTGGATGGTCAGCTCGCAGGAGAACAAGCGTCGCATCTTGGCCTGGTCCAAGGATCCACAGCGCTTCTACCGCGCCAAGTCGTACATGGCCCCACACTTCATCGACGCCTGGTACGACTACCTCCCGTACATCCCAATCCTCAAACTCATGAAGGCCTGATATGGCAACCGTCACCACCCCCGCAACCAAAGCCATGACCTGGATGCTGCTGAACTCGCAGCCCTTCTTCGCCTCGCTGGTCATGCGCATGGAAGTCCGCGAAGCCACCGACAAGGATCCTGAGTGCCCTGTCGCCTACACGGACGGCGCCCGGATCATCTACAACTCCGAGGTCTTCGCGGCCATGCCGGAGCCGGAGCGCGCTGGGGTGCTGGCCCACGAGGTGATGCACTGCGCGCTGCTGCACCACCTGCGCCGCGAGGGACGTGACCCCGAGCGCTGGAACATCGCCACGGACTACGCCATCAACATCGTCCTGCATGACGCCGGCATGAAGCTGCCGCAGGGCGGCCTGCTCGATGCCCAATATCGTGGCATGACAGCCGAAGAGATCTACAACAAGCTGCCGGAGCAGCCCTCCGACCAGCAGAAGCAGAAGTCCGCCGCCACCGGTACGGTCGGCGATGGTGAGAACGCCAACGGCACCGAGGGTGACAAGGACGCCGAGGAACGCCGCTGGCAGCAGACGCTGGCCGAGGCCGCTCAGGCCGCCAAGATGTCCGGTCATCTGCCGTCCGCACTCGAGATCTTCATCAACGGTCAGCTGGCTCCGAAGGTGCGCTGGGCTGAGGCGCTCTCGCGCTTCATGACCGAGCGCTCGCCTGACGACTACAGCTGGCAGCGCCCTAATCGCCGTTTCATCGGCGGAGGACTCTTCATGCCGTCACGTCAAAGCAGCGACACCCTCGGCGAGATCGTGGTCGCTATCGACACCTCCGGCTCCATGACCCAGGAGCTGCTCGAGCGCGTGGCCGCCGAGCTGAACGACATCAAGCAGGCTGCTCGCCCGACCAAGCTGCACGTGGTCTACTGCGACAGCAACATTCAGCACGTCGACACGTTCGGCATGCACGATGACATCGAGCTGGCGCTGCGCGGCGGCGGCGGCACCGACTTCCGACCGGTGTTCGACTGGATCGAGGAGAACGAGATCAACCCGCGCTGCCTGGTGTACTTCACCGACGGCTACGCTGATTTCCCCGAACAACCCCACTCGTACCCCGTCATGTGGGCTATCATCGACTCTTCCCAAACGCCGCCTTGGGGCGAGATCCTCCACATCGACGCATGATCTACAACGAGTCCCTCGCCTACTTCATCCTCGACAAGAAGAGGTGGGAGAAGCTCCCGGCCGACCACGTGCTCACGTGCGGCCGGGTCAAGTTCAGCGCCCGGCGCCACCTCGTCACGGAGAGGTGGGCGACGAAGCGTGAAGCGCTGCAGCGCATGTACCCAGGCAGTGTCTTAGTACTCGAAACTCGGTACAAAGACACCTGGCATTACCAGGCCATCAAGGAGCAGAAGTGAAACCTCCCATCACCACGTGGAGCTACTCGCGGCTGGCGCAGTTCGAAAGCTGCAAGCTGAAAGCGAAGCTCATGTTCGGCGACAAGATCCCCCAGCCCGAGCCCGAGCGGCAGCCGGGAGAGCTGGAGACAAAGCTCGAGCGCGGCATCCGCCTGCACTCCGCCGCGGAGAAGTTCGTGAAGGGGGAGGTGGAACTGGTCGAGGAGCTGAAGCCCTTCAAGAAGGAACTGACGCCACTGAAGGCCCTCTTCAAGAAGGGCAAGGTGAAGGTGGAGGATGAGTGGGCCATGAACGCCGAGTGGAAGCCGGTGGCGTGGACCTCGTCCGACAGCTGGCTGCGCCTGAAGTGCGACGCCGTTGCCCAGATCACTGACGACCACGTCCTGGTCATCGACTACAAGACGGGGCGCAAGTGGGGCAACGAGATCAAGCACGGTGAGCAGCTCATGCTCTACGCCATCGTCGTCATGATGCGGCAGCCTGCCGTGCAGAAGGTGACGTGCGAGATCTGGTACCTCGACAATGGTGAGGTCGTGAGCCGCGAGTTCAAGCGCGAGCAGCTGGATGAGCTGAAGACCAAGTTCAACGCCCGGGCGCTGGACCTGACCACCTGCACCGACTTCCCCGCCAACCCCAACATGTTCTCCTGCAAATACTGCCCGTATGGCCCGCGCGGCACCGGGCACTGTGACAAAGGTGTCTGAATGACGTTCCCGCTGTTCGACCATCAGAAGAAGTCCGTCGACTTCATGCGCACCCACGAGCGCGTGCTGGATGCCAGCGACCCTGGCACCGGCAAGACGCGCGTCCAGATTGAGCTGTTCGCCGAACGGCGGCGCAACGGCGGGGGCTGCGCCCTCGTCATCGCCCCCAAGTCGCTGCTGCGCTCGGCCTGGGAGAACGACTTCGCCAAGTTCGCCCCGCACATCACTGTGTCGGTGGCGCAGGCGAAGGGTCGGGCCCAGGCGTTCGCCCGCCCGGCGGACGTGTACGTGACCAATGTCGACGCCACGAAGTGGCTGATGGAGCAGCGGCCGGAGTTCTTCGCGCGCTTCGACACGCTCATCATGGATGAGCTGAGCGCGTTCAAGCATCACACCTCGCTGCGGTCGAAGGCTCTGAACAAGATCAAGAGCCACTTCAAGTACCGGTACGGCCTGACGGGCACGCCCAACTCCAACGGGATCACGGACATCTGGAACCAGATCTACATCCTGGATGACGGGCAGCGCCTCGGCAAGAGCTTCTACAAGTTCCGTAACATGACCCAGACGCCCTCCCAGGCTGGCCCCGCGGCCAACATGCTGAAGTGGGAGGACAAGCCCGGCGCCGAGCAGGCGGTGGGTGAGCTGATCAAGGACATGACCGTGCGGCACAAGTTCGAGGAGTGCCTCGACGTGCCTGAGAACTTCGAGACGGAAGTGCCCTTCTTCATGCCGCCGGGCCAGGCCACGGTCTACAAGACGTTCAAGCGCGACGCACTGCTGGCGCTGGAGAGTGGCGAGGTCATCAGCAGCGTCAACGCTGCCGGCGTCGCCAACAAGCTGCTGCAAATCGCCTCGGGCGCCACCTACACCGGGGACGCCAACAAGTACGCGGTGGTGGACCCCAGCCGGTATGAGATGATCGCGGACCTGGTCGAGGCCCGGCAGCACAGCGTGGTCTTCTTCCACTGGCGCCACCAGCGGGACCTCCTGATGGAGGAGTTCACCAAGCGCGGCATCACCTTCGCAGTGATCGACGGCAGCGTGAAGGAGCAGGACCGGATGGAAGCGGTGAAGGACTACCAGAACGGCTTCTACCGCGTGATGCTGGCCCACCCCGCCTCGGCGGCCCACGGCCTGACGCTCACCCGCGGCACGACGACGATCTGGGCGTCGCCCACCTACAACCTGGAGCACTGGTTGCAGGGGAACCGGCGGACGTACCGGGCCGGCCAGACGCAGCGCACCGAGACGATCAGCATCCTGGCGAAGGGCACCATCGAGGAACTGGTCTACCAACGCCTGGCCGACAAGAACGTGAAGCAGATCAACATCCTGGAGTTGCTCAACTCCGCATTCAAACAGGTCACCCCATGACGGATCGCAGCAAACTGGAAGTCGGCGGCAAGGTCTACGACATCATCACGATGGACGCGGAGACCGCCTTCGGCAAGGACTACACCCTCTCGAAGATGAGCACGTCGGACTACGTGCGCGACCCGCGCTTCCATGTCCACTGCTGGTCGGTGAAGATCGGCGAGGGCCAGACCAAGGTCTACTTCCGGGAGCAGATCACCGAGCTGTTCAACAGCATCGACTGGTCCAAGACGGCGGTGATCGGTCACAACCTGGCCTTCGACGGCTTCATCCTCCACGAGGTCTACGGCATCCACCCGGGCTTCTACATCGACACCCTGTCGATGGCCCGCGCGGTCCACGGTCATGCCGGGCGTCACAACCTGGACACCATCGCCAAGGCCCACGGCCTGGCTGGTAAGGTGAAGCAGGCGGCGCTGTACGACATCAAGGACAAGTGGGACCTGACCGAGGAAGAAGAGAAGGCCCTGGCGCTCTACGCCACGGACGACGTGGATGACACGTTCGAGATCTTCTGGGCGATGTACCCCTTCATGCCGGACAGCGAGCTGCGGCTGGTGGACATGACCATGCGCATGTTCTGCGACCCGGTGCTGGAAGTGGACATCCCGCTGGTCGAGGAAGAGTTGAAGGAAGAGCTGGGCCGCAAGATGGTCGCCATCGAGCAGGGCGGGGTCGACATCGACACGCTCATGTCGAACGAGAAGTTCGCCCAGGCCCTGCGCGACCGCGGCGTCGAGCCGCCGATGAAGGAGAGCGTGCGGACTGGCAAGCAGACGTATGCCTTCTCGAAGGCGGACCTCGAGTTCCAGGCGCTCGGCAATCACCCGAGCCGCGACGTGAAGAACCTCTACTTCGCCCGGCTGGCTGCCAAGAGCACCATCGGCGAGACCCGGGCGGGGCGCTTCATCGAGACGGGCAAGGATGGTCAGAAGCTGCCGGTGATGCTGCACTACAGCGGGGCTCACACGCACCGCTGGAGCGCCGGCAACAAGATGAACATGCAGAACCTGCCGAAGAAGGGCAAGCTGCGCCGCGCCGTGATCGCCCCGAAGGGCTACGCGCTGTGCGTGATGGACTCGGCACAGATCGAGGCCCGCGGCATCGCGTGGCTGGCCGGCGAGCAGCGGGTGCTGGACATGTTCCGCGACGGCACGGACCTGTACATCGACCTCGCCAACGACATCTTCGGCAAGCCTGAGGTGCCCTACGGCAAGTCGAGCCCGGAGCGGACGGTCGGCAAGGTTGGTCGGCTGGGCCTTGGCTTCGGGATGGGCTCGCTCAAGTTCAAGGACACGCTGGCCAAGGGCATGATGGGGCCGGCTGTGAACCTGACGGAGCTGGAGGCGGCGAAAGCCGTGTCCACGTTCCGCACTCGCAATCCGAAGATCGTGCAGTTCTGGGCGAAGATGGATGAGGCCATCACCGCCATGATCCTCGGGCGCGATCTGAAGGTCGGCGTGCTCGAGTTCGGCAAAGGCTTCTGCCGGCTGCCGAACGGGCTGTTCCTCCACTACGAGGACCTGCAGGGCACGCCGGTGTTCGACCACCAGGGAGGCGTCTCGTTCAAGGACGTGACCTACAAGGTCAAGGCTGGTCGAGCGAAGCTGTACGGTGGCCTGCTCGCGGAGAACGTGACGCAGGCCATCGCCCGCATCATCGTCGCCGAGCAGATGCTGAAGATGCAGGACGCCGGGCTGCGGGTCGTGATGATGACGCACGATGAGGTCGTCACCTGCGTGCCGGTGGAGAAGGCCGAAGAGACCTGCAAGATCATGCAGGAGATCATGTCGACGCCGCCGGACTGGGCCAAGGGCTACCCGCTGAACGCAGAGGGTGGCTGGGACATCTGCTACTCGAAATGAACTGGCGAGACCACTTCCTGAAGGAGATGAAGGGCCTCACGCCGGACGCCAGGAAGGAGTACTTCCGGCGGCAGGCGATGGTTCATCACCCCGACAGGGGTGGCGACCCGGAGGCCTTCGCCGCCCTGAAATGGGCGAGCAATCAAGCCTACTCCGGCCCCTGCACCATCTGCGGGGGCCAGGGTTGGTACCGTGAGAAACAGGGCCACTTCACCAAGAAGGTGATGTGCCCCGAGTGCTGGAAACCGAGAATATGAAGACGATTGGCGAATGGATCGAAGAGCTGGCTGCTCTGAAGCGTGAGAAGTCGGCGAAGGATGAGGAGCTGAAGGCCATCAACCTGCAGATCCTCAGCGTGGAGCGCGAGATCTTCGACGCTCTGGACGCGCAGGAGATCACGCGCAGCGAGGGTGCATCGGCGAGTGTCAGCATCGTCACGAGCACGAAGGCAGAGGTCATCGACCGCGAAGCCTTCGACGAGTACGTGCTGGAATCCCGTAACATCCACCTCTACGAGAAGCGCGTCAACTCGGCGGCATGCCGCGAGCTGTTCGAGCGCGGCGAGATGATCCCGGGCGTGCTGCCGAAGCAGTACCGTCGCCTCCATCTGAGGAACAAGTGATGGTCCTGCGATTCGGTGACACGTTCATCAATGGCACCAAGGAGAACATGCGTGCGCTCCTGGCTGCCTACCCAGGGCTGAAGAAGTCCAACAGCGCCGCTCTCGTGAGCGCCATCCGCAAACACGAGCGGCAGATCGAGTCGATGCGTTACACGACCATCGACGGCCTGGATGTGCGGATCAGCCGCATTCCATCAACCCACTGAAGACCCCCATGACCCGCACAACGTCGAACCTGCCAGCGACCTACCAAGCGCAGCTGCTGGCAGAAGCCCAGTCGATCCAGGGCAGGATCTCCTCGCCGGCCACCGGTAAGATCCGCTGGATCGGTAATCACACCATCGCTCTGCCTGACGGACAGGAAGGTGAGGAGCTGGAGGCCGTGATTATCGACTTCATCACCGTCAACAGCTACTTCGATCAGCAGTACTCGCCGAGCAACCCGGTGCCGCCCGCATGCGTGGCCATGGGTTACGACGTGTCCACGCTGGCTCCGCTGGAGCAGTCACCGGTGCCGCAATGCAGCAACTGTCTCATCTGCCCGCAGAACCAATTCGGCTCTGCTGGCCGCGGCAAGGCCTGCAAGAACACCCGCCTGATCGCCCTCACCAGCGTGGCCGACGAAGGTGAAGACCCGATCATGTGGACCGCCAGCATCCCGCCGGTGAGCCTCAAGCACTTCGATGCCTACGTGCAGAAGCTCACCACGAAGATGAAGACGATCCCCATCGGCGTTGTGACGAGGATCTTCCTGCGCGACGACGTGGCCTACCCCGAGCCCAAGTTCGAGGTGGTCAGGCCGCTGCGCGAGGACGAATTCGAGATCTACATGCGCCGCCGCGAGGAGGCCAAGGCCGTGCTCATGACACCCCCGGACCTGACAGGCTACCGCTCGCCCAACGGCGCACCGGTGCGCTTCCAGCCGAAGCCCGGCGCCGCCCCGGCTGCCGCCAAGCCCCGGAGGGTGCTGCGATGAGCCGCTCGATCCTCACCGAGGTTGACGAGGAGGATCTGAACCTGGCGGAGCTGCAGGCCCGCCGGGCCAAGATCCACAAGGAGGCGACCGCCCGGCTGGTCGCCCTCCAGAACAAGCAGAAGGCGGAGATGGCCGAGCTGCAGCGAGACATCGCCCGCACGCTCGAGCGCATCGACAGGGAGTGGGCGGCAGCCCATCCAAGCACTCAGAACTAAGTACGGAGTACTTCGATGGCAGCAGTGACGAATCGCGGCTCTGTCCTCTTCTGCGAGGGCGAAAGTATGGATGTGCAGCGGGTGGCGAGCGTGCTCGCGTGCCTGCTGGAGAAGCGCTTTGAGCAGGCTCGGCTGTGGATGCCTGCTCACTGGATGGTGCATCCCGACAAGGTTGAGGCCTTCGAGGTGCGCGCGGATGAACCCCTGACCGATCTGTTCGGTCGTCTCGTGGAGTTGAGCAGGAAATGAAGTACCCAGTGATCGGCATTGCCGGCAAGGCCCGGACGGGCAAGGACACAGCTGCGGCGATGCTGCTGGAGGAGTTCGGTGGCTACCGGTACGCCTTCGCTGACCCCATCCGGGGCATGCTGAAGGCCATCGGTGTGGACATGTCGCAGAAGCTCTGGCAGGACCTGAAGGAAGAGCCCATCGAGCTGCTCGGCGGCAAGTCGCCCCGCTACCTCATGCAGACGCTGGGGACGGAATGGGGCCGGCTGATGGTCGACAAGGACATCTGGCTGAACCTCGCCGGCCACTACCTCACCCACACTGGCCCCGGCATGATCATCAGCGACGTGCGCTTCGCCAATGAAGCCGAGTGGGTGCGCAAGCACGGCGGGCTGATCATCCACCTGGACCGGCCGACGGCCATCAAGGTGCGTGAGCACGAGTCCGAGAGCGGGGTGCCGGTTGAGAAGGGCGATGTCCAGATCCTCAACGAGAGCACCAAGGAACATCTGCGCAAGCAGCTGATCAAGGCAGTGACCCAGGAGTGACACGACATGAGCCGCAAACCTGAAACCGACTTCATCCAACGGCTGCATCGGAAGATGGGAGCGGTCAAGCCGTATCACATGAAGCTCAACAACCCGCTGACCGCTGGCATCCCGGACGTCTACTACAGCGGCAGCGGTGGTGAGCTGTGGGTCGAGTACAAGTACGACCCGAAGGCAGGGTTCGGCAAGAAGTTTGTCCTCCCTGCCCTCAGCCCTCTGCAGGTCGCCTGGATGAATGGGCGATACAAGGAGGGCAGGCAGGTGGCAGTGATCCTCGGCTGCATGCAGGGGGTCATGATCTACACGCACGGCAAATGGGCGGTGCCGATGGCGCCGTCTTTCTTCACTCAACACCTGGTCAGCGAGCAAGAGGCTGCTGACTGGATCAAATCAAGGACACTGAAGGATGTTGGCATTGGCATCACTGGCCATGAGCCTGCTGCTCAAACTGATTGAGGCAGCGGCTCGGACCAAGATCGGACTCTTCGGCATCGGCGGGTTTGTAGCGGCTGCTGGTGGGTTCGCAATCGGTTGGGCTGTCATGAAGCTCAAGGAGCTGTGGCACCTCAGCGAGCTGATGTGCGACTGCAAGCGGGACGGGTGGTTCCTCTTCAGCTGGTTTAAACCGTCGATGGTCGCGCGCAGTCATGAAGTGGTGATCAACTGGGTCAAGATGCAAGGCCCGGAAATTCAGAAGCAGTACCGCGACGCGCTGGTCGGTTGACCCGTGTCAGTATCGTGACGAGCTGGATAAGGCCAGCTGCTGGACAAAGTACCCTCTCACCCCATCGCCTGAATGGCAACCCAAGGAGTTCACCATGTACCGCCACGAATCTCAGCTCTACGCCGTCATCGCCATCGGCGCCGGCGTTCTCATCTGGAAGGTCATCGATGAGGTCGCAAAATTCTTCAGTAAGGACGAGCGAGCTGCAGCGCGGGAGCACGAGCTGAAGATGGCCGAGCTGAAGCTGAAGCAGCCTGCGCAAGAGGCAAATCCGGAGCCGCTCAACCCGGTGTCTCAGGACGCCATGGATGAACTGAAGAAGCTGCGCGAAGCCCGCGCCAAGGTCGAGGCGATGGCCCAGCCGAAGGTCGACACCACGACCGACAGGGTTCGTCCTTTCCCGACTCGTGCCTCCAGCATCGCCGACGCTCAGGCCTTTGAGCGCAACCCCGGTGCCTTCGTATTCAAGAGCGTCGCCTGACATGATCGAACTCGGCATTTTCATCGCCTGCGTCCTCACCTTCAACGTCATCGCCCTGATCATCGCATTGACAGTCACCCGGCGGTGGCGGGAGCACCGGCTCCCAGCGTGCATTCAGCGCCACATCCCGGTGTATGACCCGATGAGCTACTACCAGTCGAAGGCCACGGTTGGCGGTGTACTTCGGGTCATCTTCCTCGACATGGTGCCTGAGTACGCCGGCCTGCTCTTCGCATCGCTGACTTTCGGCGAGCTCGTAATCGCCGTTCTGGGCCTTCAGCTGGACTAGGTAAGGCAATCACCCCACCCCAGACGAAAAAAGGCGCCTGAGCGCCTCTAATCGATTCCTTGCGGGCTTCCCAGCCCGGTTCGGAAGACTTACCCCTGCCAGATACTATGCCTCGTCCGTCTCGTCAGTTTCGACAGGGACGTGGGCAACGCCCTCTTCGTCTGTTTCGCCTTGGTCGTGGGCAACGCGGTGGGCAACCTCGGCGGGCAGCCGGTCCGACTTGATCAGGTTGTCAGTGTCCGCCAGGACGGCCTGCATCTCCTCGTAGGTGGCGTTGTTGCGCAGCATGTTGGCACGGTGGCTGATCACCCGGACGTTGCCCTTCACGTAGCCCAGCAGCGGGTTGATGCGGTCAACCGACGGCACGCGCATGGGGGTGCCCAGCACCGGACAGATGGCAGGCACGACCAGGTCTTCCGGCAGGATGTCGAAGTCGCGCTTGCGCTTGATGGCACGGCGCTTCGCGTACTCGTACAGGCGCATGGCAGGGTCTTGGTCGGCGCGCTTCTGGCGCTGGCGGGCGGCGATGCAGGCCTTGCAGATCGTGCTGTAGCCAGTCTTCGTGTCCTTGCGGGGGCTGAAGTCCGAGATCATCTTGATCGTCAGACAGCCCTTGCACTTCATCGTCAGCAGGGTCGGGAGGATCGTGGCTTTGGCAAACTTGTCGCGGGACATCTTGGGGTTTTCTCAGAACTCAGTACGGAGTTCTTGGAGGAGGTTGATCAATGCGCGCATTTTATCGGAACTCTTGACACCTGTGTTGTAATTGATACAAGGATTCACAATCCAGAAACATTCGCGGTTGACAGGCGGTCGCGTCGGCACGAGTGCCGTGTAGTAGCTGTAGCAGATGTAGTACTGCACCACAACACTCTAAGTCGTTGATTCTTCAGGGGAAAGGTGTATTTGTTGCACTTCTCGCCGAAAAATTCCTGATTGGCTATATAGAGGGGGGAATGAGAAAGGCAATAGAGCTATCGCTCTCTCTATATGAATTTTTTAATTGTAGTACTACAAGTACTACAGTACTTGAAAGGCCTTTGGAATCAACGACTTAGCGGTGTAGCAGGTCTCGAGACCACCCAGCATTTGTATGGAGTTATCTGCTACACCGCCGCAAGCTCCCGGGTGGGTGGAGGCCCGGGAGCAGGTCGGTCACTTCGGCGCGTACTTGGCGAGCGGCACCGAGCGGTCCACGAGGTCCCTCGTGGAGGCAGACCCTGCCATCCAGTCGGCGATCGTGCCGGCGTGATCGGCGGCGGGGCCGACGAAGGAGGCAGCGGGGTTGTCACCGCGTGCCATGTCCTGCACTGCGTCCACGGCGTACTGACCGGTGCCCAGCAGCCCGCTGCGCTCCACCTCCTTGCCGAAGAACTGACCGAGGCTCATGTCGAGACCCTTGCCCAGCAGCATGGCCTTGGCGGCGTCCGCCGCTGCCATGAAGGGGATGTAGGTCAGCGCCACCTGAGCGGGCTTCGTGTTGCCCTGCTTCCACTCGTGCCAGACGCGCTTCATGATCACCTCCTGGAAGCTGTGGGTGAACTGCTTCAAGTGGAAGATCAGGGCGAAGCGCGGGTCACTGCCCCAGATCGGGCGGTGGGCAGCGTTGGGGCGCAGCACAGCGCTGTCGACGAACTTGAAGAGGGCGCGGCGCAGCCGGTAGGTCGTGTCGTCCTCCTTGGACTTCAGCAGCTCCTCCCGGTTGTTGGTGGCCCAGATGACCTCCACCGCCGGGTCGCCGGCGTGCAGCTGGCGACGGGTGAGTGACACGGCCTTGGTCTCGACCTTCTTCAGGTCTTCGGCCTTCAGGCCCATCTCGTCGAGGTAGCGCTTGGACTCAGCCTTGGCCTTGGGGTCGGCCTTCTCGTCGTTGACCGTGCGCAGGTGCTTCAGGATGAACTGGGAGCCGGCGATGGTCGCCTGCACCCGCATGGCCTTGTTCCAGCCCTCCATGCCGTTCCAGCGGAAGAAGGTCTCGTTGAGCTTCTTCAGGCCGCGGGACATGTAGTTGCCGCTGTAGGCGTCGCCATAGGCGTTCATCATGCTGTTCTCGTCCAGCACGCCCAGGTCACGCACCAGCAGCTCCAGCTCGGTCTCCTCCTGCTTGGCACCCGTGACCTTCGAGGTCAGGTCCTTGCGCAGCTGCTCCATGCCGCGCTTGAAGCCCTCCCAGGCGTCCTTGAAGCTGCCGGTGCGGATGGCGATGCCCAGCGGGTCGATGAGGCTCGCAAAGAGGCTCAGAGGCAGCAGGGCGAGGTTCTCGATGGCGATGATGTTGCCCTGGATGCCCGCCCACGTGCGGCTGATCTCGTTGGCCCCGAGCACGCCCGTCATGGCAGCTGTGCCCTTCATGATGGTCTCGAGGTCCTCCTGCGTGGCGCCCTCGCGGAAGAGGTCCTGCAGGATCTCGGTGAGCTTCTCGCCACCGTTGCCAAAGCGCCGGGCGTACTCGGCGCGGTGGACAGCCTTGTTGACATAGCTGGTCAGCACCGCGGTCAGATCCTGGATCTGGAACTCGACGAACTCATGGGCGTTCTTCACGTTGATGAAGTCGAAGACCCGGCGGTTGACGCTCTCGGCGCCCGGCGTGAAGCCGATCTGCTGGTCGTTGTCTGCCAGGTCCGTCATGCCGTCGCTCAGGCCGATCTTGTCGGCGGCCGTCCGTGCGGCTATTTCGCCCATGAATGGCTCGAGCGCCTCGGCGAACTTCTCCGGGTTCGCCCGGATGGCGGCCGAGTCCCAGTAGCGCGGGAAGTAGTTCGTCACCTTACCCATGTCGCCCCAGACCGGCTTGCCGTACTCGTCCGTGCCGATCTGGCGCTTCACGCCCGCCTCCTGCAGGTAGGCGTGCATCTCCTCCAGCAGGGCGCGGATGTTGTGCTCCAGGGTGCTCTTCGGGTGGCGCATGCTCTGCAGGTTGCGGAGCGCCACGGCGCGCTGCTGCGCAGTCGTGTCCTTCAGGATGTCGTTGAGCTTGGCAGTCCACACGCCCGTCTGCATGGCGCGCTCCTGCAGGAAGCCCAGACCTTGACCCTCGCGACCCACGTCCTGATGGAACAGGTCAGCCAGCTTGATGGCGGACGGCAGGCCGGTGGCGCGCATGCGCGTCGACGCGCTGCTCACCAGCTTCTCCATCAGCTCACCCATGGCCTTGCCGGCCTTCTCCGTGGCGGTCGGCACAAACTCAGGGTTCTGTCGCACCCATTCAGCCATCTTCAGACCACCGTTGGCGGTCTCGTCAGCGAAGCGCCCTTCGGCGAAGGCAGCGAAGACCTCCTGCGCGCGCTCGGGGCCGAAGTGGACACCGATCAGGCTGGCGAACCAGCGGAACAGGTCGCGGAAGAAGTTCCCCACGACGCCCAGGTCCGCCTTGGGCTCCAGGTTCAGCTTGCCCTCGACCCACAGCTGATAACCGTAGGCGATGCGCTCGTGCATGCCCACCTCGTCGGTACGACTGATCTGCGACCAGACCGGCGTGCCCTGGTAGTGCTTGGCGAGCGTGCGCATGACCTGGTCGTCGTGCGCCCAGGTCTGCAGCGCACGGCGCACCTTGGCCACCTCGGGGCGGAGGCGGTGTTCACCTTGACGCAGCATCTCGAAGAAGTCGTGCATGGCCTCGTGGTGAACCGTGCTCTTGTCGTAGGAGCCGTCGGCGCCCACGTTGATCTCGATGGTGCGGTTCAGCACGTCAGCGAAGCGCATCGTGCCCTTCACGCCGCCCTCGGGGTCCACCACCTTCGTGATCACGCTCGTGCCACGAAGCTTGGCCACCAGCGCCTTGATCTCCTTCTCAGCCTTGCGGCGGGCCTTCGGATCCGCCTCGACGGGCTTCTGCTCCGCAGGCTTCGCCCCGCCTTCCAGCTCTTCGCGGCGGCGGCGGGCCTCAGCCAGCACCTGCGGTGCGGACGACGGATCGTCAGTCAGCAGCTGCTCCAGCTGCTCGTCGGTCATGGCGCGGATGTCGTCAGCCAGCTCGCGGAACACCTTGGCCTTGGCATCAGGCGTCTTGGCGGTCTGCAGTCGCTCGTGCAGCATGTGCCGGATGGCTGCCTGGATGTGCGGGCCCCACTTCTGCTTCTGCTCAGGCTTCAGCTTGGACAGGATCTGGCCGTAGGCCTGCTTGACAGCAGCCGGCCACGGCGCGTAGCCGGTCGCCATGGCTGCCTTCTTCTGCTCCGGCGAGAGCGTGCGCACCAGCTCACGGATCCGATCGACGGTCGTCGAGGCGTCTTCTGAGTACTCAGTACTGGGTACGTGGCTGGGCTTCGCTGACGCGGTCTTGGCTGGAGCCTTGGTGGCGGGCTTCGCCTTGGCTGAATCGAAGGTGGATCCGACGATGTTGGCCAGGGCTTCCTGCTCCGCCGAGGACTGCATGAACAGGCGATCACCGAGCCCTTTGACCGTGTCCTTGATGGACCGACTCATGGTCTCGGGCGAGTTCCACCACGTGTAGAAGAAGTCAGCTTGGTCATCGGTTCCGAAGTTGACCTCCTGCAGCCGCTGCTCGACGAAGGCTTCCAGACGGCCGAAGGCGGCCATGTCCTTCTCGCTTGCGACGAGCTTTTCGGACAGAGCACGCGGGAAGGAACTGCGGCCAGCAACGCTGCGCGCGATGATGTCTGCAGCGGATTGCCCGGTCAGCATCATCTTTGCCGCTGCGAAGATCCGGCCTTTCTGCGTGGGTTCAGCTTCCACCGCAGCACGGTATGCCTCCGAGGCCTCCTTCGGCCAGATACCGGTGTCGATCTTGAAGCCCTCGTCGATCTGAGCCTTCGAGAGCAGCGGGGCGACCTGCAGCAGGTGGTCCTTGTAGATCTGACCTGTGATCTTGGGGTTGTTGAACTTCGGCAGCTTGGCCAGACGCTCGCGCTCCTCCTTGTTCTTGTAGCGCTGACCGCTGACCTGGGCGTCCATGAACGCCTCCATGTCATCCAGCGCCTTGGCCTGCGCGGCGGCGCGGACCACGCGCAGCGGGGCTCCTGCCTCGATGGCAGCGTCGAACGCAGCGCGCGAGGCCTGGTAGTCGCCGCTGGTGGCGATGGCGGCGTTGTTCAGACGGATGATGTCCGTCAGCATCTCCTGAGCCACCTCGGCGGCGTCAGCGTGGGTGAAGTGCCCGCGCTCCTGCTGAGCGGCGATGTCGAGGATGTCCTTGTCCTTGATCACGCGCTCGCGTTCAGCCTTCTGGCGCGAGAGGATCTCGATGCGGTCCGGAGCGACGGAGGTGGCGGCCTTCTTGGCGAGCATCTCTGCCACCAGCGCGCCGTCGTTCTCGTAGGCCTTCATGGCAGCCTTGTAGGCCTCGCGCGAGGCCTTGCGCTGCTCCTCGGTGGCGTACTTGTCGTCAGCCGTCGGGTTCGCCTTCGGCACCGGCTTGGCCATGGTGGCCTTCAGGTTGCTGTCACCGACGATCGACGGGGCGCGGGCAGCCTTCACGTTCTTGCCCGGGGCGTAGGCCGGCAGCTGCTCGCCGCTCTCCTCGTCGTAGACGCGAGGCATCTTCTGGCGGCGCGCCTCTTCCTTGGCGGCCTCGGCAGCGTTGTCGGTCATGCCCAGGTCGCCGCCGATCAGGTCCAGACCTGAGCCGTTCAGCTGCGCCTTCTCGAAGTCCTGCAGCGCCTTGTAGAAGGCATCCTGCACGTTGGCGGCCAGCCGGCTGATCTCGGCGTGGGCCACCTTGCCCTTGATGCCACCCATCTCCTTCTTGGCCTTGGAGCCCTCCACGCGGATGTCGCGCAGCATGCGCTCCATGTCGGCCTCGAATTGCTCGCGCTCGTCGCGCAGCTCGTCGCTGTCGCGGAACTCCTTCGTGTCGAGCGGCAGCGCGGCGATGCGGTCGGCCTTGGCCAGCGCGGCCTCAGCGGTGCCGGCTGCCTTCTTCACGAACTGGTTCGTGTTGACGTCCCAGTTGCCCAGCGCCTTGCGCTCCTCGGGCGACAGCTTGGCCGTCGGCAGGAACGACTGGGCGGCCATCATCGCGCCGTCGGCACCCTTCTTGGGCCGGTTCATCTTGACCTTGCTCAGGTCGGTCTTGATGCCCTTGATGTCGTCGCGCGCCAGCATGCCCGCCACGGCGTCGGCGAGCATCTTGCGCTGACCTTCCTCGGACATACCCTCGTGCCGACCGGTAGCCTTGGCCCAGTGCCGAATCATGGACTCGGCGGACAGGCGCAGCGGCTTGCCGTTGGTCATCTCGAAGGTGATGGCCGTGGTCCTGCCCTCCTTGTTGGACAGGTTCTCCTTGAACTTCTGCAGCAGCTCGTCGGGCACCACGGTGTCGCCTCGGGCTTCGCCCGCGCCGCTGGAGAGGACGGTCAGCCCACCCAGGGCTTTCTTCAGCTCCTCCTCATTGTCGCTGCGGTAGACCGACAGCTGCTTGAGCTTGCCCTCGAGGTCCTTGACGCGCTCATGGCGCTCGAACTTCTGCGCAGGCGACTCCTTGCCCTCTTGCAGCTTGCGACGATGCTCCTCGATCTGCTCCTTCAGGCCGGCCTCGAGGTTCAGCTTGGCGGAGCGCGGGCTGATACCGTTCTGCTCGAGGTACTCCAGGTAGGGGCGCTCCTCGATGTTGGCGCCCGGGTCCATCCGGCCGATCAGGTCGCGCTTACCCTTGCCCAGGTCGCGCTTGTTGAAGAACGGCTGCATGCGCACCGGGTCGTGGAAGTGGAAGTCCTCCTTGACCTCGCGCTCGTTGATCGAGCGGTCGGCGGCACCCTGCTCCACCACCTGGTCGCTGTCGAGCTGCTCAGCCTCACCCATGCCTTCGTTGGCGTCGTAGACCAGCTCCTCGTTCAGCAGGGGCTTGATCTCGGCGTTGTTGGCAGCGTAGTAGTCCAGCACCGTGCGGGTGGCCTCGGGCGAGCCGAAGATGCTCGTGAGCCCCTCCTCGATGGCCTTGGCCTTCTTGGAGCGACCGTGTGCTGCCAGCTCAACCGTGTGCATGTCCACGGCGCGGGCGATCTGCTGACGTTGCTGCTCCGTGATCTCGCCGTTCTTGGGGATCATGTTGGCGAGGAAGCTCTGCGGGCCTGCGGCCAGGTCAGCGCGAGCCTTGCTGAACGCACGCACGCGGTCGACCAGGCTCCCCTCCTGACCACCGGTCTGGCTGGCCATGAGCGACACCTCCTGCACCAGCCGCTCCGGGTCGTTGAAGAACTGGAGCGCGTCCGTCAGGCGGAACATGCTCTCCACGTCCTTCGTCGTGAGCTTCCCGGTCTTGCCGGCCAGACCCAGCATCATTCGGGACATCTGGTTGAAGTGCGGGGCCACCCGGCTCAGGTCACCGCCGAACGCCTCGGGGCGCACGTGCTGGGTCAGCAGCGCCAGCATGCTGGCCTGCTCCGGCACGCTCATCGTGTCCAGCTGGTTGAACACCTTGCCCTTCTGCTGTGCCTCCGCCGCCTCATTGCCACGCACCCAGTCGGCGAACTGCTGCGCGTTGTCACGGCTGGCCACACGGCCTGCCAGCCAACGCTGGTCAGCATCCGTGAAGTTGCCGTTCATCTGCGTGATGCGGGACTTCACCTCCGGGTCGACGTTGGGGTCGTTGACCAGGCTCTGGGCGTAGAGCTGGCTGCGCTGCGCCCGCTCCTGATCGTACCGGCTGATGTTGGCCTCGGTCTCCTCCGGGGTGGCGCCCGGCTGGATGGAGGCGTCACCTGCGAGGTCCGACATGGCGTACTCGCCCAGGCTCACACCCATGGCGAAGTCGCGCAGCTCCTTGCCCTGCAGGCCCATGGACAGGCCGACGGCGGCACGGTCACGGATGGCGTAGGCACCCTCGATGCCACGGCCTACAGCCTGCACCGGCGCCTCGATGGCGCGCGACAGCTTCTCTGCCATCTCGGGAGCCACCTGCCGCACCGCCTCGATGCCAGCCTCGACAGAGGGGCGACCGTATCGATCGTACAGGGCCCCCGTCAGGGCAGGCATCTGAGGCGTAGTACTCGGTACTGAGTACTCCGACTCGGCGGGTTGCCGCAGTTCGGCCAGCTTGTCCTGCGTCCAGTCGGCAGCGTCCTGCCCCGCCTGGTAGGCGGCGGGGGTGAGGATCCGGCCGGCAGCGCCGATCGTGTTGCCGGCGGCCGACATACCCGCGCCGCCCACGGCGCCAGCCGCGCCCGCCTCAGCGATCTTGATCGGATCGAACTGGCGAGTCGGGTCGAGCATCTGCTCGGCGTACTGGCCGACGCCTTCCTGCGCGGCTTCGGTCAGGCCTTCCTCGACAGCCTCCTTGCCGATCTGGTTGCCCAGGCCGCGTTTGAGCGGGGCGAAGGCGTTGTGACCAATGGCGCCAGGCACCAGCGCCTCCATGGCACCGCCCACGAGGCCCTTGAAGTCAGCGGCGCGACCACGCTCGGCAACAGACGCCTGGCTGAGGGTCGGGTCGTTGTACTGGTTGGCCAGCGCTTCGGCGCGCTCGTCGGCGACCGACTGGGTCATGGCGCCCAGCTGGGCACCGAGGCGGGCGGAGCCCAGGCCGCGACCCAGCAGCGCACCACCCACACCGGCGAGGGCAGAGGGGGCGCTGCTGTAGAGAGCGCCCGGCAGCACGCCGGCAGCCCAGTCGAAGGCGTCACCCTTGGTCTGGACATCGCGCAGGCTGCTCACGCGCGGGGCGTTGGCGGCAGCGGTCTGCTCGAACTGGGCCTGGAGCGCGGCCTGGCGCTCCATCTCCGCAGTGTTGCCGGCCCGTTCAGCAGCGAACCGGCGGGCGGCAGCAGCGTTGGCTTCGCCCTGGGCGATGGCCTGCTCGAGGCCTTTGGCGGCCTCGGAGCGAGGGGCGAACGCTTGATCGATGACTTCGGGGGTGGGGGCCTGATCGAAAGTCAGGCCGGTGCGCAGCGGAGAGGTGGCCATCACCAGATCCTATGAAAACGGATCTGGTGATTATACCGGCAGGATCTTCAGCTGGTTATGGTGTACGTACTGGCTTGGCTTCCGGCCAGGACTGAAGCCGTCCACGCCGACACCTTTGTCGTTGGTATATCCCAGGCACCAGTTCATCCGGTTGAGCGGGACGGTCATCCGCGCGTCGGTGAACTTCTTCGTGAACACCGTCGGCGTGGGGCAGATCACCGCGAACGTCCCCGGTTCATAGCCATTCACGGGATCGAGGTCCACTTGGATGTCGCGCACGGACAGGCTTGTACCGGCGTCGCTGCGCAGGAAGTTGTTCAGTTCCCCGTTGGTGCCTCCGTAGGTTCGGCTTTGCGGGGATTTGCTGTTGTCGATCCAGTCCGACTCGGCGACCGCGAGCCCGCGGGTGAACTGCTTCTTGTAAAACCCATGGACCACCAACTTGGTGGCGGACACGTCGGAGGCCACACCGCTGTAGATCGCGTAGAGCGAGGAGGTCTGCGAATGGGCATTGACGGTGCAGTCCAGGAACTGGATGCCGGGGCAGCGGACATACGCCTGCAGCAGTCCTTCGCCGTTGGACCGCCCTGTGTCGCCGTGGGTGAGGGCGTACCCGCAGTTCGTCGCGCCGTATGCGTTGTGGTGCATCGTGGACTTCGGATCGATCGTGTCGCACCCATAGGTCAGGAAGCCCGTCGTGGAGTCCTGAGCGCTGGTGCATCGCACCTGCCGATAAAGCCTGCACCCGCCCACCCAGATCCGTGCCGCGCCATAGGCAGCCACGCCATAATGTCCGCCAGAGATGTCGCACTCTGCCACGATGCAGATGGAGACGGGAGCAGTGATGACCGCAGTCGCGTTTCGAGCGAGCCAGGCCTCCCTCGCGCTGGACTGAGGGGCGAATGAGCGCCCTGACTCGAAGGTGATGGCCTCGCCGTCCTGCGTGTTCATGTGGATCTGCGTGCGCAGCACATGCACGTTGCAGCTCCCCGCTTCAGGGAAGGCGGGTTTTTTGATCGCGGCATAGGCAGTGGCGGCGGTGCTCAACGAACTCGCGGGGTAGGCCGCCGGTGCTGCGCGGGCGATGGCGGTCGTCCCGCGAACATAGATCGCCCGCCCCACTTTGACGCCGAGGATCTTGCACTCATCGATGAGCACGTGTCGACCATCCACGGCGTAGATGACGGCGGCCTGCGAGCTGTGCTGGTTGTGGATGAGGAAGGTTGCGCCGAGGATGAAGGTCATCTTGTCCTCGGCACGCTTCGCGTCGTTGCGCAGCAGGAGGCCTGCGCGCTGAGTCGAGCTGCTCACGACGAACGTCCCGCCCAGGATCCCTGGGTGGTCCTGCAGCGTGACCTGGTCGTCGATCGTGACGGTCATGCCCGTCATGTCGAGGACCGAGGAGGTCGCAGCCGTCTGATTCAGCAGGTTGCGCAGCTCCGCGATGGTCACAGTGCTGCCGGGGGCTCGCCCCAGCAGCGTGGCTGCTGACTTCGCGTTCTGCACGAATTGGTGGTTGCGGAGCTGCGCTGCGAACTCCGCGGCCTTTACATCAGCTGCCATCCATTACCTCCGGGTCTGCGCGACCAGTGCAGCCAGGTCGCCGTTGATCTTGTCGCCGTCGAAGAGCAGGTTGCCGGCCATGTGCGGGCGACCCATCGAGTCAACCATGACCTGGTGCTGACGCAGCGGGCTCACGTTGGACAGGATGTAGTCCGAGATGCCGGCGTCGCCGTGGACCACGTCACCCAGGCTGTAGCCGTTCTTCGAGCCGACGATGGGTGAGTAGGTGCTCGACTGCGTCCGGGCGCCGGCGTTCTGCCGTTGCATCAGGTCGAACATGTTGCGCGCCTGGGCCAGGTTCTGCAGGCGCTCCTGCGGCGTCATGTTGGTGAAAGACTTGCCGTCCACCTTCAGGTTCGACTGACCGAGGAACTGGCGGAAGGCCTGGGCCTGCTTGGCGTCAGCCTTGCCGTCGGCACCGATGAACATGCCGTCCACCGCCTTGTCGAACTGGCCAGCCTGCTTGTCAGCGCGCTCCTGGGCCATCGAGCTGCGTTTGAGGCTCAGCTCCTCCCGCTTCAGGTCGTTGTCCATCAGGGCCTTCATCATGGACGACCCAAGCTGACCCGCGTTGGCAGCCTGGCGCAGCCGCGACTGGACGGCGTTCTCGTTCTGCTCAGCGGCGCGCAGCTGGGCGGACGCATCAGCGGCCTGGGCCAGCTGGTCCTGACCGCGATTCTGCGTCAGGTTGCGCTGGTTCTCCAGCAGCAGTCCAGCGCGCTGCGCGTCCAGGCTCGCGCCGTGGCGCGCCCACCAGTCAGTGCCGCGCTCATGACGCATGCGGTCGAAGATCGCGTTGATGTTCTCCGCCTGATCCTTCGGCGCGCGCAGCCGTGACGGCGCGACGTTGGTGAAGCTGTTCAGCTTCCCATCGGCGCGGGTGCTGGTGCCCAGGATGTCAGGGCCGCCATAGCCGTAGTTACCGAGGTTCGTGTAGCCCGGCGGCGTTGCCACGGGTGCGGCTGCGGGGGCAGCGGGAACGGGATCGGCGGCGGGAACGGCGGCGGGACTGGCAGATGCACGGGGGGCCTCGGCGGGAGCGGCGGGGGTGGTAGGCGCGGGCTGGCGAGCGGCCTCGAACTGCTCGCGGTGGGTCGCGCGATTGAACCCGTCGCTGAAGCTTTCACCGCCGAGCATCGAGCTGATACCTTGCCCGAGGCGCGTGGCGTACCCGCCAGTGAGATTATCCCCTATTCCGCTCAGCACGCGGAGAGCACTTCCCCCAATTGCGTTCATGTCGTCCATGGACTCGTTGAACGCTTTGGCGTAGCCGGACTCCTGGTCACGCAACTCCTGCGCGCCCGCCTGCGCGCCGGCGGCGGCCACGGTCAGGCCGGTGGGAATCGCGTTGAAGGGCTTGTTGATCACCCCGCGCGCGGCCGCAGGTGCATTGCGCAGAGCTGAGCCCGCACGCTGCAGTACGTTCGGAGCCTTCGGCTGAGGCGTGACCGGAGCCGCCGGGGCGGTCGCCTGCGGGGTGCGATACTGCGGGTTCGCCTGGCCCGAGCCGACCGGCTTGTCGCCCAGCTCCGCGCGCACGCGGTCCATGGCCATCTGCCGACGCTCTGCCGGGTTGTAGGCGGCACGCTCGAACTGGTCCTTCAGCTGGGCGCCCGCCTCGGCGGCGGCCTGCTGCACCGTGGCAGCGTGCTTGCGCAGCGCGTCCGGGTTCAGGTTCGTCCGTGCGAAGTCTGCTGCCTGGGCGCCGACCTGCTTGCCGTAGGCCAACCCCTGCCGACCGTAGTCGACAGTCTGCTGCTGGAGCCCCGGCAGCTTCGATTTGGCGTAGTCGATCGCCTGGTTGCCATACTGCTGTGCGCCGGCCAGGGCTCGCTGACCCAGGGCCTTGCCTTTCTCCAGCCAATCCGGGGAGCCGCCGTCAGCGAGATGGTCAGCGGCTCCTTGCTGCTTTCGCAGGGCGGACTCCTTCCGGTCGTCCTTGAAGTCGTGCGTGTGCAGACGCAGCTGGTCCAGCACGTCCCGACCGATGGCATCAGCGGTGTCGGCCGGCAGCACGTACTCCTCGTCGCTCAGCATGACAGGGCCGACCTTGTCGTCGGTGCGCCCACCCTTGCCGGCGACGCGCCCGCCATCAGCGAAGCGGAACCCTGCCGGAGCCGGGCGGCTCGGCTGCTCCTCTTCCTCCTGCTGCTGCGGCTGCGGATACTGCGGCTGCTGAGGCGCCTGACCATTCGACATCGCATCGACAGCGTTGTCGATCTGGCGGGGCCGACCAGCCATGGCTTCGCCCGCGTTGCGCGCCGCTCCGGTGCCCAGCCAGCTCAGCGACGGCATCCACCAGGGCTTCTCCTCACGCAGAGGGCTGCCCACCGTGCCGCCATCAGCGAAGCGGAAGTCCGCCGGCACCTTGCGTTGGTCCTCCTCGCGCTCCTCGCGCTCGGCGGGGGCAGGCTGCGACGCCTGCTCGACGGCCGCGTCCACGCGGTCGCTGCGCCGGTACAGTTCCTCGCCGGCTTTGCGCGCCTGACCGGTGCCCAGCTTCGGCAGCTGAGCCTCCTGGAATTGGCGCAGACGGGACTTCAGCTCGAAGTCCTTCTTGGTGTCGCTCATACCTTGCCCTTGTCGTAGTTGAAGTTGTGGCTCTCGGAATAGCTGCTGCTGTTCGATACCGAGCCAGAACCGGAAATGGAACCGCTGCCAGAGAGCGACGCCGCCACGTGGACGCCTGCCATGGCACCCGCCGCCAGCGTCGAGGAGATCTGCCCTGCAGCCTTGAGCGAGTCAGAGATGATGCCCGCCCGCTTGATGACCGCCTCCATGTTGGCGCTGTAGGCCTGAATCTGTGCCTGGGAGTATGCCACAGCCGCCCTGATCTCGGCCTCTTTGGCCGCGATCTCAGCCTGCGCCTTCTGCCCCTCGGCAGCCGCCACTGCGCTGAAGCGCTGCGTGTCAGCGGTGTAGGCGCTGGCGTTCGTCTGAATGACACCGAGCTGCGCCTGCAGCCGGGTCTTCTCCGCCTCCAGGTTGCTCTGGTAGAGGCTCAGCAGGTTCTGGTTCTTCTTCAGCAGCGCGTCGATCTGCTTCATGCCCAGCTCGGCGTTGGCCGACTTGCCCTGGATCAGCGCGGCGAACGCCTTGGCCTCGGCGTCCACGATGCCAGCCTTGGCCGTCTCGCCCCGCACCTGCGCCTCATAGGCGTCGAACCGCACCTTCTGCGCGCCCACCTGGTCGCCGTAGGCCTGCACCTGCGCGCGGTACGCCTCGATGCGGGAGCGCTCCACCGCCGCCTCCGTCTCGGCACCCTTCATGCGCGCCACGAAGAGGCTCGTCTGCGCCTCCAGCGCGTTGATCTGCGCGCTGTACGCCTTCACCTTCTGCTCGTTGATCTGACCGCGGGCGATCTCGGCGTCCACCTCAGCCTTGAAGATCTGGATCTTGGACAGCGCAGCCTGCACCCGCGTGTTGTAGACGCTGGCCAGCGTCTGGTAGGCCTGCATCTTGGCGTTGAAGACGCTCACGTGCGCGTTGAACACGTTGAGCTGGGCCTCCACCTGAAACTTGGCCGCCTCGAAGAGACGCTTGGCCATGTTGTCGAAGGTGTTGACCAGCACCTGCTCGGCCGCCACCGCCTTCTCGACGGCCAGCCGCATGTTCTCGATCTGCCACTGCGCGATCTGAATGGTCAGGTCGCGGTTCAGGCTGCTCTTCTTGAGCGCCAGTTCCTCGCGCAGCTTGTCGGCCCGCGCCGCCTGCACGCCGCTCGGCATGGTGAACCCGCGCCCGGAGAACTCCTCCGCCACGCTCTCGATGGCCTGCAGGGCCGCCCGGTCCTCGCGCTCGGCAGCGCGGGCGAACATGGCTTTCTCCACCTCGGGCGGGAGCCCTGATCCACCGCCCCACATGCGGCGAATGACCGCCGTGATCTCCGGCATCAGCTCGGACTCATACCGCGGCTCCTGCCACTGCAGCGCCCCGGGCAGTGCCGTGCCCTCGAACTCCGGCGCCTGCGCGTCGAACGTCGGCAGCGTCAGCCCGTCGAAGGTCGGCACCGTGATCTCCGTGAGCGACGGGGCCGCCGGCATGACGATGTCAGGCGTGGTCGGGATCGTGACCTCGCGCATCGTCGGCGCATCCGGCGGGGCGTCGGGGGCCGTCCATGCAGGCGCCACTGGCACGTTGATCGCCCCCACACTCGAGCGGAAGTCCGGGATGTCGATGTCCGGCAGCTGCGGGATCTCCACGAGCGTGGGCTCGGGCGGCAGCTGGGACGTGACCTGACCGAAGCTCGTCGGCCCCACCTGCGGCAGGTCCAGGTTCAGGTTCAGGTGTGCATCGAACGCCCCTGGCACCGGGGCCGCACCCAGGTCGCCCAGCGAGAAGTTCGCCAGGTCGCCGATGGCGCGGTTCGCCGAGGCCGTCATGGCCTTGGTCATGTCGGTCATCTGTGTCAACCGATTGACCACCATGTCGTTGACGCCCGCGACGTGACTGTTGGCCGCCGCCAACTGCGCCTGCAGGTCGTTCGGCTTGTTGCTCGGTCGGAAGTCAAAGCCTGCCATCAAACTCTCCGTGTGGACACCGCGAGGTCAACCTCGGCGTCGTTGATCCAGAATGCGGCGCCGTCCTCGTTCTGTAGGCTCATGCGCCAGTACCGCCCCACCATGCCCTTGCCGGGCGTCACCCGCGTGGCGCGAGGCGTATCGGCAGGCCGTCGCTCGAGCGGGAATACGGCTGGCACTCCACCCGACTCCTGAACGGAGAGGGACAGCCGCAGCCGCCCTTCGGCGGAGTACCCGATGTACAGGTTGTCGATCCGCTTTGTCTGACTGATTCCAAAGCCCACGCTCGCAAAATCGACTCGAGCATTGATTGGGGTTCCGTCATCATCGTCCGCGTCCAGGATGTACAGCCCGTCAGGGCCAGTTGCCAGTACGTCCTCGCCCACCTGGGCCAGGCTCTCGAAGTCGCAGCCAGTCCACGTGGACACGGCAGTGCTCTCAGTACCTAGCACCAGGTGCTGAGTACTTGGATCCCTCATCAGCACTCTATCGCTCCATTGAGCGCGACTATCGACCGTGAGGGTTCCATTGAGAATGGTATCAGCCGACGAGCGCAGCGTGGCCAGGCTGACCAGAAGATCGTCCGGGCGTTGCGTGGAGAAGTCGTCGGAGGCAGTGATGAGCCCGCGCGAGGCCTCATCGACCAGAACCGTGCGCAGCACGAAGTCACTGTCGGTGGCCCGGAGGGTATCGGTGAGGGTGAGGTCCTTGAACACGAAGGCCGCGTCGCTGATGCGACGGGCCGATTCGTGGGACAAGCTGACAATGGCCTGCAGGACTTCCGACGCCGAGGCGCGAGCCCGGTCAGTGATGACCACCGCGGGCTGCTCCATGACGAGGGCGTCTGAAGCGCGGGCCTGCTCGACGGCGAGAACCGAGGAGCTGAAGAGGAAGGTGTCACGCACCCGAGCGCGCGATCCGGCCGTGACGATGCTGGCGACGGAGTGGTTTGCCGACGCCGCTATCCGCGCCATCGACACGATGACGGGACTGTCCGACACTGCAGCCTCGTCGCTCACGCGAGCACGATCGGAGGCATCCAGGACATAGCCCAGGATAACACGGTCGCCGAGCGTCGTCACGTCGACGGCCTGGGCCTCGTTGATCACGAAGGCCATGCTGATGATCCGGGCGGAGTTCTCCTGCACGGTGCATTGCTCGCTCATTCGATGACTCCGATGTAGGTGGGGATGCGGGCGCGCTGCGGGACGGCGAAGGGCGTGGCGCCCTCAGACCTGCCCTCCAGGAAGCCCATGCTGTAGGTGACGCGGTGGCCAAGCGTGGAGTATGCCCACTGCATGCCCTGGATGGTACCCAGCTCGCTGGGGGATGGCACCATGGCGTAGGTCATGTCGTTCCAGCCGATGGGCATGGACTGGATGCCTTGGACGGTGTCGAGCACGACGTTGACCGTGCCCTTGAAGTCGGTACCGCTGTCGGTCGTGCGCTGGTACTGCTCGACGCGGATGCGGTTGCCCTGCTGGTTGTAGCGGTCAACGCTCGCACACATGCCCGGCAGCGGCCCGCCCTCGGCGTAGCGGCTGCAGTCGTGCTCGCTGTAGTTGTCGACGATCTCGACGATCCGGCTGTCCGAGTGCTTGCCGCCGCACGTCATGACGGGGCCGGGGCGGTCGGGGTCCCACCGGGGCCACTGCCGCCACGTGATGCCGTACTTGGGCGAGTTCACGTTGGTCGCCGACGAGGACTCCATGGTGCGCTTACCGGCCTGCCACCAGTGACCTTGGTAGAAGCAGTAGCCGTTGCGCACGCCGTCTGGCACGATGAGCTGACTGCCGCGCGTCTCGAAGCCGCCGCTCGTCTCCTTGGTCACGCGCTGGAAGACCTTGGCGACGCTGATCGCGCCCCACGCGGGCTGCACTGGGTTGTGGCCGTGGCTGGGCGGATCCCAGCCGACAGGCTTGGCAGTCATGGTGCCCTCGACGAAGGACTCCTTGGCGACCTCGCGGAAGTCCAGGTCGTTGGTGTGGACCATGGGCGGCAGGCCGGTGCTGCCGGTGTAGCGCGCCCACGACCAGGTGCCGGAGAGGAAGCACTCCTCCCCCTCGCGCTCGTCGAAGCCCTCGGTCGTGGGCTTGCTGCGCTGGTCGTTGAAGAACCAGCCGATCTTGATGCCGTCGTTGATGAACGCGGCGAAGACGGGCGCGTTCATGCGCATCAGCGGCAGCGTGCCCATGCGCTGGGGAAGGGCGATGTGCGTCATCAGCCCATCGAGCGCCGGCTCGTGATACTTCACCGGGATGCCGCGCTTGTGACTGAATAGCCGCCCCTCGTACATCATGCGGATCGTCGCGCTGCCGTGAGCGATGGGCTCACCGGGCTGGCGCTCGCGCCGCAGGTTGCCGATGCGGATGCGGATCTGCCAGCACTGACTGCGCTGGTACGGGTGGTCATCGTCGTAGCGGTAGCCCACGTTGACCGCCATGTTGCCGCGGCTGTTGAAGCTCCAGCCGCAGTTCGAGCTGAAGCCGCTGAGCGCATAGAAGGGCGCCACCTGCTCGGGCGTGAGCAGCTGTAGGGCCGTGCCCTCGTCCACACGCCGGTCGATCTCCGCCTTGCTGGGCATGGGCTCGCCCGAGGGCACGCCGCCCAGCTCCTCGACGATCTTGGCCACGGCCTGGTACTTGCTGTTGCGGTACCGCTCCGCGAAGCCGTCAGCCGTGGTGCCGCGCACCATCGGCAGAGGGATGGCGACCAACCCTTTGCCGGAGCTGATCTCGAGCAGCCAGCGCGTGCCGTCGCCCGCCGTGTAGACGCCGTGCGTGCGGTTGAACTTGTAGTCGTAGTGGATCTGGACACCCTTGGCGGCGACCTTCTTCATGTAGTCGGAGGGCTTCTCCAGCTCGGCATCCGACTGAGCGAAGATGGCCGGGTCCACCCGGCCGAAGCCCAGAAGCGCCTGCACCACCTTGCCCATGGCGCCCGAGTAGAGGCTCGAGCGCGCCCGCTGGTACTGGGTCAGCACGATGCGCGACGGGGGCTTGGGCTTCCACTCCTCGAACCCGTCCGGCACCTCGACGGCCAGGCGCTCGCTGCGCTGCAGGCCGGGGCGCATCTGCACGTGCTCGGCGTACCGCTCCGTCGGCGACCACTCCACGAGGTAGCGGCGCTCCTTGCGCTCGCCGTTGGCGTCGGTGTACTCCTCCGACAGCAGACGCCCGTCCCAGACGGCGCCCGACATGATGTCCAGCTCTGGCTCGCCCTCGCTCGTCGTGGGCTTGTAGGGCGGCGGGGCTTCAGGTGTGCCGGCGCTGATGATCACGCCCTGCGTGCTGCCAGCCACAACCGCGTACAGGAAGTCGTCCGGGGTCGGGTTGGCGTGCGCGGAGAACGTCGGCACACCTGAAGTCTCGCAGAAGGCCCTTACACGAGAAAGGAGCTGCAGCGCTTGAGGCAGCAGCTCCTGTGCTCGGGTCACGTCCCCGTCCAGCCGGACGGAGACGTTTGACGCGGGGGAGTGGCTCACGCCGTCACCAGCTGCACCCGGTAGCCCATGCTCAGCACGTCACCGTTGTAGAGCGTGCGCGGCTGGTTGAACTTGGTTGCGGACATGATCTTGCCCGTCACCGCGCCCTTGGTGGGCTCGCTCACCATGGCCACGCCGTGGATCGTCACGGTGCTCTGGGTGGCGAAGGTGAACGTGGCCTTGTCCTGCAGGTTGTCGATCGACACACCCGTCACCGCGCCCGGCTTCCACTGGGGCCGCGTGCTCTCGGTGTAGCCCTCGGTGTTGGACACCAGCTCGCCGGCAGCAGCCACGAAGTTGGCCGCGGTCAGCGTGGCCGTCGGGGTGTAGTTGCTGGTGTACGGGGCCAGGTACCACTTGGTGATGGCGGTGCCGCCGGCCAGGCCGGTCAGCAGCAGGTAGGCCATGCCCTCGTCGGGCAGCAGGTTGTGGTCCACCACCTCGTCTTCACCGTTGACGCTGTGAAAGTAGGTGCCCTGCAGGAAGGCCTTGGCCTTGGGGAAGTACAGGCCGGAGCCCGTCTTCTCGAACTTGTTGGATTCGACGGCACGGACGAACTCGCGTGCATACTTTGCCAGTTCAGGCATGATCACCTCACGGAAGGAGTTGAGAGTCCTCGGCGGACCCTACCGCCGAAAGCCCTGATTTTACAAGAGAAACGACCTGCTTGACACCGTCGCGCATGACGAACGAGCTGCGCCCTGCACCGCGCGCGACCCGCAGCCGGTCGGCGTTGAGTGGCACCACGTCGCCACCAGCCTTGCCCGCCCGGTAGCCCTCGGCCGTCAGCCACACCACCACCGGGGTGTTGCTCTCGACGACCTGCATGTTGAACGCCGAGGCCTCCACCAGCACCCCGCTGCGCTCCATGGCCACCGCGCTGTTGACCAGCCGCGGCTGCAGCTGCCCGGCGTCGCGCCCGGACATGAACCACACACCCCGCTGGTCACCCACGTAGACCCCGTCATGCACCGCCATCAGCAACGTGATGCGCCCCGTCATCTCGATGTAGCCGTGGGCCAGTGAGTTGAGGTGCGGGCGCATGGCCTCGGAGAACCAGAGCGTGGAGCCGTCGGCCACGTAGAGACGGCCAGCATGGCCAGCCACCAGCTGCCCGCCCGGCATGGGGCGCAGCTGCCTCGTGTCAAGCTCGCCACCCTTGGCGCACTCGGCCACCGTGTAGATGGGTAAGCCTGCCGGCGCCTCGATGGCCTGGTGCAGGATCTCGCCGTTGGCGTCGGTGATGTAGACGCGCACGGTCGGCATGTCAGTCACGATGCCTTCGACACTAATGCCGCCCTGCGTCACCTCGATGAACGCGACAGGGCTGGCAGCACTCTCCTCACCCCGGTCGTCCACGGCAGTGACGCTCACCCCGTACCGGCCCGCCGGCATGGCGCCTGCTGATTCTCTAAGCACTTCGTACCAGGTACTGGGTACTCCGACTGCGCGCCCGTTGGAGCGGTCCGTCGGCAGCCAGCCGAGGCCCCGCCGGTGCGCCCAGTAGGTGGCGCCGTTGTACTCGCAGTAGGTGATGGGCTCGGAGGTGGGCAGCTGGGCGATGGGAAAGAGCTGGCGCCCGGCGCCAATCACGCACACCTCCGTGCCGCGGCAGGCGAAGACGATGCCCGTCACCGGGTTGCGCCAGAGTGAGTGGTAGTCGCCCGGCTCGAGCAGGCGGAAACCCGAGCGGCGCTTGAACGCCCCATCGGGGGTGATGTCCACGTTGTCGGCGCGCCGCACGGTACCCACCTTCATGCGGGTCTCGTGGGTCACGTTGTCGATGCCGAGCTTCGGCAGAGGGAAGGGTGTCGTTCGGCTCATCGCTGGATGACGCGCGGGGCGCCGATGTACTGAGGTGAGGGGAGCGTGACCGCCGGCAGCACCAGCAGGTCGCAGTTGAACGGGTTGCTGACCGCGTGGCTATCGGAGGCGAAGGCGCCGATGCCGGTGGGCTGCAGGTGCAGGGCGACGGCCGGACGACCGATGTGCTGCGTGAGCGCGCCAGCGGGGCGCACGCGCCGGGCCAGTGTAGCAGACGGCTCGGAGGTGGGCGGGATACCGATGGCCTGCGCCGTGCCGGGGATGACCTGGCGCACGTCGCCGAAGAGGGTGTCGCCAAAGCCCTGGGCGGCCAGGTAGATGCGGCCACGGACGGTGGGTGGAGGTGGTGGCATGCTGCCGATGCCGTAGGTACGGATGCCGCGGTCGATCGGATCCACCGACGGGAAGCCGAAGGCGCTGCTCTCTTGCCCCCAGGGGCGCAGGGCGTCAGCTGGTGGGTCGCGGCGCGTCACCTGCATCGGGCGGACGAAGTCGTCGAAGTTCTCGTCCTCGAGCGAGCAGCTGTTCCAGCCTTCAGGGTGCAGGTGGCGGATCCAGTTCTGGACGACATGACCGCCAATGGCGGCTGAGTCGAAGCCGCCGAAGTCGGTGAAGGTGCGGGGCCAACCGAGGGTCGGCGTGCCGAAGGGGTTGAGCGAGCCGGGGAGTTGTGGGTTACCGGTGTGACTGATACCGCGCGGGTAGATCGTGCGGTTCTGGTTCTCGACCCTGTGGCCGCCCACGCCGAGGCTGTCGAAGCCCTCCGGTGCGGCGCCGGGCTGCACCGGGGCTTCATGCTGCCAGACCTGGTGCTCGCCGAAGACCTGCTCGTTGGCGATGCCGTCGTGGTAGTCCCACTTCTCCAGCTCGACATAGTGGGTGCCGCCGCTGACTGTGGGGAAGCCCTCACGCCACGAGAAGAAGCCCTTCGGGGCGATCTCGCGCGCGGCGTTCTCGATGAAGTGGCGACCGAAGTAGTGCTTGTTGCCGACGCGCCCGAAGTCGTGGTGGAGGGGGTCTTCCGGGGTGCTGGCGCCAGCCAGGATGCGGCGGTGGCGGTGGGCCACGTCGGCAAGACCGAACCAGGGGAAGGAGGACCCACCGTCCCAGCCGCGGCCCGACGGGTCATCGGTCCAACGCTCAGGCGTGCCGCGGCCGATTGGAGAGCCGCGGTCTTCAGGCTCGCCGGCGAAGGGCCAGGCGTCACCGGTGGGGGCCCAGATGTAGAAGGGGGACAGGCGAGGCTTACCGAAGGGGGTTTTCTCGCGGGTGACCGGGCGAGGGAAGATCGTGCGCGCGCGGGTGAGCGACGGCACCCCGAAGGTGGAGTCCTCGGTGATGGTCTTCGGGAAGAGCTGGTTGGCAGTGACGCGGTGCCGACCGAAGCTCGGGGGGTCAATCGGCTCCGGGTGGAGGTACTGCGTGGGCAGCAGGGGGTGGCCCATGAGCAGGCTGTCCCAGCCGAAGCCGACCTGCTCGTACCCGCCGTCGGGCTTGCGCTTGAACAGGTCGATGTGCTGCAGGTGGGGCCCCAGCGGGGCGCGCTGCTGCACCGTCGTGAAGCGGTCGAACTTGAGCGAGTGCCAGCCCTTCGGGTTGACCCAGGTGCGGGAGTCACGCACCAGCGGCTCGAACCACAGCTCCTGTTGCCAGCCCTTCGGGTAGACGTAGCTGTCGCGCCGGCGGACCTTGTGCGCCCCCATCTCGTGCGACACCCAGCCCTCGGGGTCGGCGAAGCTGTCGCGCAGCCGGATGTGGGGGAAGCCGTAGGTCGAGCTGGCCGAGTGCTGGCGAGGAATGATCCGATCGCGGTGCAGGCGCAGCGATGGCGTGCCGGCCTCGCCGGTGCGGACCGGCTTGGGGGTGACCGGGTGCGGATTGAGGCGAACGTCCGTGTTCGGGCCGACGCGCACGAAGTCATCGATGGCCCGGTGGAACTGCACGACAGTTCGCACGCCATGGCTCACCCAGTGCTCCGGGATCTCAGGCGCGGCGATCGGCGGGATGAAGCGGATGTGCTGTGCTGCGTCCTTCACCTGATGCCGACCATACGCCGGATCCGTGAAGCCCTTCGGGGCGACGGTCCAGGCGAGGTTGCCGACCGAGGTCCAGCGGTTGAACTGATCCTGCTGTTGCCAGCCGGTGGGGTGCACGTAGCGCACACGGTGCCCCACATGCTGCTCGGGGAAGTCGAGGGAGTCCCAGCCGACGGGCTTGGTCTGGTCGCCGGTGCGTGTCAGGCGGTGGTAGCCCCAGCGCTCCGAGCGCCAACTGGCCGGGCGCAGGAGGAAGTTCTTCGGGTAGACACGGTGCTTGTCCGACACCACGCTCTCTTCCAGCGCATCCTGCTCGTGGTAGGGGGCGATCGTCTGGTTGCGCAGGCGCAGCGCGTGCTCGCCTACGAGCCCCATCTCGATGCCCTTGTAGTGAACATCGATGACCTGGAACTCATTGACGAGCCGTGGCTGGCCGTAGCGCGTACCGCTGAAGCTCTCCGGCTGCAGCAGCCGCCCAGGCCAGAAGCGTGGCTTGCCCACAGCGCTCGTCGGCTCCCAGACGGGGCGGATCTCGCGCGGTAGGTTGACGTGGTGGTCGCCGACGAGTGAGCCAGCGATGATCGGCACTGGTTGGATCGTGCCGGGGCGTTTCAGGGCGGGCTGGCCGAAGGCAAGCGTGACCTTGCCCTCGACGCGGATGTACTGCACGTCGTAAGCGATTGCAGGCTTACCGGCGACGCCGTCTCCCCACCCTTCAGGTTTGACCCACTGGTCGCGGTACTTGACCTCCGCACGCTTGCTGACGGACGGCTTGTTCTCGAACCCGGAAGCCCGCACGAAGGTGTGGAAGCGCCAGACGTGTGTGTGGAAGCCGTAGTCGCTCGCCCACCAGCTCGCCGGGCGGAGCCACTGCGTCTTCTGCGTGACCTGTTGCTCGTGGCCAAACGCTGTATGCGCCTCGCCCTCCACGGTGATGTACTGACGCCCCAGCCACACCCGCGCGTCCGGGCTCACATAGGAGCTGGCGTAACCGAGGCCGAAGTCCTTCAGCGTCTCTTGCCGGTTCCGGATCTTCGTCCGGTGCATGACCGGGGTGAGTGAGTCCCAACCTGCCGGCTGCAGGTATTGACGCGGCTGTTTGCCGTCGATCCTAGGCTCGCCATAGTCAGAGAAGACCGTGCCGGACGGGCCGAGCGTCTGCGTGCCCTCGATGCGCAGAGAGGGGCGCGGGATCGTCCAGGTGTTCCCCAGTGACACGAAGGTCAGGTGTTGCGGCGGCGCGCCGCGCTTCACCTCGTGCTCTCCTACCACCCCGGGCGGGATGGATTCCGTCGGGAACCATTGCCCGTTCAAGTGGAACCAAGGGAACCCGGCCTCACCCCCGAACGCAGGGAGCGGCCCGACCTTGTGCAGGCGCTTAACAGTATGAGCACCGACTTGCCCGGCCGGTACCGGATCAGGTTGAAGCTCGTTGGGTAGGCGGGGCCGCCTCCGCTTTAGCTCAGGGTCGCCGAACTTCCGCAGCCCAAGGTCGCCGCCGGTGAAGCCGATGATGTGCTGTAGCCAGTGCGTAAAGTGGTGATGCCCGAACTCGCGGTACTTAACAAGATTGCCGGAGCGCGGGTTGTCAGAGAACGGCCGGTACGTGCCGACGTCGGCGCCGACGGGGTACACGAACGAGTGCTTGTTGGCGATGATCGTCCGCGTGCCATACTCAGCGTTGTCCCACCCCTTCGGCGCAATGGTTTGCGCGACGTTGCGCACC